CCCCGCACTGGGATCCGGACCTGGCCGGGCGGGCGCTGGGGGATGAGGGGCTGTCGCTGGATGCGTGGTCGTCGTCGTCTGAGGATGGCGGGGAGCCGCAGAAGGACCGTCTGGCGCGGGAGCGGGCTGCGAAGGCGGTGTGCGCCCGGTGTCCGATCGTGGACGCCTGCCGGGTGTACGCGAACGCGGAAACTGCGGACGGGAAGCTGACGGAGCCGGATGGGATCTGGGGCGGGGAGTTGGCTCTGGACCGTCATCGAACACTGATTGCCCGCCGTACGAACGCTCCGCTGCCTGCCCGGAAGGATTTGGCGGAGGCGCGCACCGTACAGAAGCAGGCGGTGTTGGCGGCGTTGGCGCGGGAGACGGATGAGGAGCTGGTGGCGTACCGGGCGGGCATGGATGTCCGGACGGCGAACTGGAACCGGTCGGTGTTGTGCACGCTGCTGGGGTTGAACAAGGAGACTGCGACCCGGGAGCAGCTGCTGCAGGTGGCGGCCGCGCATGATCTGCTGCCGCGCCGGTGCCGGATTGTTCCGGATGGCCAGTGGCCGGTGGCGGCGGCGCCGACGACGGACGGGGCCCGGCAGCGCCGGATTGCCGCGGGCGCCCCGCAGCAGCTGGTGCTCAACCTGTGGCCGGGCCAGCCGGCCCCGCGTCGCGGGCCGAGGCCGCGCCACACCCCGTCCGCCGCGGCCTCGGCGCGCCGCTCCCCGCGTCCGAGACTCCGCCTCGTCGCTCCGTACGTCGCTGAGCCGCTTCCCTTCCCCACCACCATCCGTACCGCACGCCTGGAGGCCGCAGCATGAGCCAGATCCCCACCCCGTCGTCTTCCGTCGCCTCCACCAGCTCGAGCGCCTCGGCCGCCGAGCCGCCGGCCGGGTCGGCGGTGGACTTCGTGCTCGCCGGGCGGGCGGTGTCGACGGGCGCGCATATCGCGGGGCTGATCGCGGCCGCGCAGTTGGACACGGTGGGCACGCCGCGGAAGCTTCCGGCGGACTTGTTCCCGGGGGTGGATCCGGCGGTGGTGCAGGAGATTTGGGATCGGGCGCTCGTGGTGGGGGTGCGGGCGGGCCAGTTGATGAACGCGCCGCGGTTCAACCGGGACAAGCTGGCGCGTCTCCAGGGGCAGTTGACGGAGGCGGGGTTCCTGGCGATGGGCGGGATGGCGGGCCAGTCGCGGGTGGCGGCGGAGCGGGCCCCGGAGTGGCATCCCGCGGACGGCGAGGACGGCCGTGAGCACTGAACTCCGGTGTGACAAGTCGGACTAGAGACACGGGGGAAGAGGGTGGGACAAGTGGCAGGGTCAACGGATAGGCTGCGCCTAGCACCAGACGACCATTCAGGTCAGGCTGGGGCTCACAAGACAATAGGAACGGCCCCGCAGTATCCCGGTGCAGCGAACACCAGGTGCGGGGCCGGGCCGACACCACGACCCTTGCGAAGTAGAGGTGCCGACATGGCAGAGCGTACCCGGACACCCGGGCAATCAGACAGTCGAACCCCGGACACCGCCGTGAAGATCACACCGGCGATGCAGACGGGTCCTGTCACTTCAACCCACAGCACACGATGAGCCCCCGGGGCTATGCCGCCCGTCCGTATGACGAGTGGTCCCCCGACGAGCAGGACACCACCGTCGTCACGGCCGCCGAGATTGTCCCCGGCACCGTGGTGGCGTGGAACTACAAGCCGCTGCTCATCGTCCGCACCGAGGAAATCAACCTCGCCAACTGGAAGACCAGCTTCGTCCAGGCCTGGCAGGCAGCCGGTGAGCCTGACCATGAGACGTGGAACGGTCGCCCGCTGTACATCCATAACCGGACCGACCGCACCAAGGACCCGCTGAAGGTGGGGACCGCCCCGGCGTCCTGGAAGTACCTGGTTCTCCCCAAGCACTACGCGGTGTGCAGCCACTGCGGCGACCTGCCGCCCTGCCGCGAAGTGTTCATGGACCGCGTGATGGCCATCGAGGGTAAGCGGATTGACTTCGAGATGCGGCTGGTCCACGGCGCCTGCCACGGCTGCGGCCAGGCCGTAACGCCCCGGGAGCACAGCATGTTGTTCCCGGGAGACAACCTGATTCGTCCCGACCTCGGGTCCAACACCGCCGTGTTCCACACGCGGCACAGCTGCCTGCCGCTCGCCCTGGCCTACCAGGAGCGGTGGCTGGCCGCCGATGACTCCCGTACCCCGCGCCTCGGGGACGGTGCTCGACAACCACGAAAGAGAGACCAGATGACGTAGCGCTTTCTGGGCGGGAGATTCCTCGACCGCCTGGCCGCGTCCCGGACTGGTGCGCCAAACACCTCCGGGCCTCTGCGGCCCTCGTACCACGGATCAGCACGCCAATGCCGATCTAAGGCCCGCCGGGCGCCAACCCGAGCGAGCGGACTAACAGGTTCTCCACGAACCACTTCACCGCCACCGAGGGCTTTTGCGTTCCCGCAAGGCCATCAACGAAGGCAGGTACATAGTGCAGCACCGCACCCCTTCTTGTCAGCTTGGCAACTCCACCGTGGGCGATTCGCGAGGAATCTCCCCCCGGTCGGGTGGCACCCCGTGCACCGAATCCACCCCGGACACGCACGCCCCTACTGTCGAAATCGAACGCGCGTACGACTACAGTGCAGGTCAGACCGGTCGTGGCGCGCGCCTGCTGGTGACCGCAGCTAGCCAGTGGCTGCACGCCACGACCGGCCGCATCGCCACATGCGCCCACTCCTGGATGCAAGCCGTCCACTGGGTCGCCGGGAGCGGCCTCTACACGCCCTCCCGCAGCCACGGCCCGCGGTGGGGTGCAACGACCCTCGCCATCGCGCAGGAGATCGCCGCGCTGAAGGAGTGCCGGCCCGGGATCGACTACCTGATGCGGAAGCTGAAGGCGTCGGAGCGCACCATCCAGTACCACCTGTCGATGCTCCGCGAGGCCGGGCTGCTCGTGTACCGGGTGAAGGGCACCCGGCTCTCCTCGCAGCCGAACCAGGCGTCCGTGTTCGAGCGGGTCATCCCCCTCGAGTTCGATGAGGCGCTCGGGATCCGCACCGTCGGTGCAGGGGTGCAACGGCGCCCGGTCGGGGCCGCCCCGGAGCACCGGAGCCTGCTCGGGAAGCTCGCGAAGAAGGCCGCCCGGAAGACCCGCCGCCGCCCCCGTCGGACCCCTGTTTCGGGTCGGGCGCGTTGCACCCCAATGGAGGGTGGTACCTCAGCGTCTTCTTCTGCGGCTAACACTTACTCCCCCCCTGAGAGCAAGCTCGCAAGCGGGGAAGCGAAGTCCCCCACCCAGAAGAAGTCCAACCGCGGGCCGAAGAAGCTGAACAAGACCGGCCGCCGCTACCAGCTCGCCCGCGAACTCATCCAGCTCGTGCCGTGGCTCAAGGACGCATCCATCCCCCGGATCGCCTGGATCATCCGCCACGCCGCTGATGCCGGGTGGACGGCCCTCGAGGTCCAGGCCATCGCAGAGCAGGAACGCCCGATCCTCGCCGCCCAGGTGCGCCGCCCGTCCGGGCTGCTCGCCGACCGACTCGGCAACCTCCACCTGCTGTACACCACCCCCGAGCGCCGCAAGACCGCCGTACTGGCGTGGCAGGAGTCCCGCGTGCAGGAGCAGGCCCGGCACACCGGCTACGACGAAGTCCACGGCGGCGACCGGCGCCCGGCCAGCGTGAGCGTGCAGGATCTCGTCCGGGAAGCGTTCCGCCGCAACCAGGAGATCGCCGCGGGCCCGGTCCCCGCCGGGGAGTGCTGGGACATCACTGAGGACACCCGCACCGAACTCGAGGACCTGGACCGCGAACTGATCAAGGCGGTCCGCGCCGAAGCATCCGCCGACCTGTCGCTGATCACCAGTGCCCTCGCCAACGGCATGACCGAGCGGGACGCCCGCCGCCTGTACACCAACTGGCTCGTCGACCAGGCCCTCGCCGCCGACCGCCGACTCACCCCCGCCTTCTGACAGGAGTCCCGATGGCACCCGCCGACGAACTTCGTGCCGCAGCCCAGACCCTCCGCGATGTCGCCCCTGAGATCACCGGTCGCCTGGCTGGACTCGCCGACCCGGTCGCCGAATGGCTGGAGCACGAAGCGGAGATCGATCGCACCGCCCACCTCTACACCGAGCGCGAACCGTGCGCCTGGTGCGGAAGCCCGGCCAACCATCACGCCCTCACCGTGGCCCGCGCCCTCTTGGGAGGCCAGTCGTGACCGACACTCCGCAGTTGTCCGGCCGGGACCTCGCCCGGCAGGCCCTCGCCGCCTACAAGAGCACCGCCCGAACCGCACCCACCAACACCCCGAGCCGACCCAAGACGCGGCGCACCGCCCGTACCGGCTCCGGCCGCGACCCCATCAGCCTGGCCTCCGCCATCGCTGGTCTCGGTGCCGACATCCACCTCGAAGCGGGCGTCGCCGGCGGCAGCGTCATCGACCAGTGGCCCACCCTGTGCCCGCAGTACGACGGCTTGGTGCAGCCCATCCACTACGACGAGAACACCGGCCGCCTGGACCTCCGCCCGGGCAGCCACTCCTACGCCGCGCAACTCCGCCTCCTCGGCGGCCAGCTCGCCAAGCAGATCAACGACAAGATGGGCCGCCCGGTCGTCCGGACGATCCGCGTGCTGCCGGTCGGGAACGTCGCCACGGCAGAACAGCAGGCCGCGGCACCGGAGTCAGCCGCCCCCGAGGCGCCCGTGCGGACCCGGGAGACCGCATCGGCCGGCTACCGGCGCACCCTCGAAGCACACCAGGCGGCCCAGGCCGACGGCGAGCCCACCAACCCGTACGTCGTCGACGCCATCGAGCGCCAAGACCGGATGCTGGCCGACCCCCACAACCGGGAACCGGAGACCGCGTTCACCGATGCCGTCGCCGAGCTCGAGCGGCTCACCGCCCCGACCGTGGATCGCGCCGAGATGATCCGCCGGGCCGCGATCGCCCGCAAGCGCGGCGGCAGCGATGCGGCACCGGTACGCCGCGCCTTCGACGTCGCATGAACACCGCTACCGCGCACCTTGCGCTCATCCTGCTGACCAGCTCGAGGAAGTGGCCCGATCCGCAGTTTCTCGAGGACACGCTCCTCGACGTGTGGCACGACGCCCTCCAAGACGGCTACGACGGCATCGAGCTGATGCACGGCACCGCCGAAGGCGGAGACACGATCGGCGACGCATGGGCCATCCGCCATGAAGTTCCCCGTCGTCGCCGGCCCGCCGACTGGAACGGCCCCTGCGCGCCCACCTGCCCGCCGGGACACCGGCGCATCAACCGCCGCGGCCTCGAGTACTGCCCCCTCGCCGGACACCGCCGCAACCAGGGGATGGTCGACGAGGGCCCCCTTCTGTGTGTGGCCGCCTCGTACCAGAACTCCAGCGGCACAGCGGACTGCATGCGCCGGGCGAAGAAGGCCGGGATACCCGTCCTTCGGATCACCGGCTGAGCGGAGGGAACACCCGGCAAGATCTGCGGGAGCCTGTTCGCGATCACCCCGCACGAACGGAGCCGCCCATGCTGGACACCCTGCCGCACCCTGCGCTCGAGGACACCGACGCGCCCGCCGAGTTCACCCCCGAGTGGCACCGGCAGCAGGACCGCGAGGAACGGGCCTGGCTGGACGACTTCGCCCGCGCCCAACACCTCGTCACCGCCGCCTGAGGAGCCCGATGCCGCAGACCGCCACCCCGCCCCACGTTTCCGCCTCGCCTCGGCAGGTCGGGCCAGCGCCCGCGTGGGAGCGGCACAAGCTGTTCCAGGAGCCCGCCTACACGACGGTCCTCGAGGAGCCCGCGGAGGACGAAGAAGACGGGGAGTGGTGACCACGTGGTCACCACCTTTGGGTCAGACAGACGACAAGGTGGTGACCACGTGGTCACCACCTTGAGACGTCGACACCATCGCGCCCGCTAGGCCTGCTCCTCCAGGTTCCCGGCCAGCTCTTCCAGCAGTTCACGCACCGCGCTCTCGAGTTCCTCCGCCTCCCGACGCGCCCGGGCGAGGTCGGTCTCCGCCAGGGCGCGGATCCGTTCCACCGCCTTCAGTGACTCGCTCGGCGTGAGCACCTTCGGCCCCGTCTTCTTCTCCGCCTCCTGGGTGAGCTCCTTCGGCGGGCCGTAGCCGAGGAAGTTTGCGGCATCCCGCAGCGTCTTGTCGATGACGTTGCCGTGCCGGGCCGCCTCCAGCCACGTCTCCCGCACCGCCTCGGTGCCGTGCGTCTCGAGGATCGGCACCAGAATCCGCAGGGGGCGTTCCTTCAGCTCCTGGGTGGTGATGTCCTCGAGTGCCTGCGCCACCGGCATCACTCGGATGATGTTGTTGGCCTGGTGCTTCTTGATGCCGAAGCGGGCCTCGGCGAGCTCCCCGAACGTGTCGTGTCCGGCGACCTTGTGCAGCTCCTCCACCTTCATCGCCCGCAGCCGGAGCCCGAGCCCGATCAGTTTCTGCTGTTCGGCCCGTTCGTGGTTGGCGCGGGCCGCGTACTGCACGGCGAGGATGCCCCGCGCATAGAACTCCAGCCGGGTGGCCGGGTCGTCGCTGTCCGGCTCGGTGAAGTCCGGCATCGGCAGGTACCCGGTCGCCGCGGTCCTGACGGCCGGCACAGATTCCGTTCCCGCCGATTCCGTCTCCGCGGGCTCCGCTACGGCCAGAACGGCGGCCGGGGGTGCGGCAGGTGCCGGGACCTGCGCCACCACAGCCGCGGGCGCGGCATGCTGCTCGCGTAGCTTGCGCTGGCTGTCCTCCCACTGCCGCAGCTGGTCCTCGCGGGACTGGTCACCGCTTCCGCCGGAGCCGACGACCGGGATGACGGGGGCGACCTTCTTCGAGCTCACGCCGCCAACTCCTTGGCCAGGGCGCGCATGACCTGCGCCTGACCGGAGTCAGGGGCGTGCTCGAGCAGCGGGATCTGGTAGTCGGATGCCTCGCGGCCCTCGATGGCGTCCTTCAGGGTGGCCAGCACACCGGGTGTGGTGAGCTCGCTCCACCCGTCGTAGAAGGCGCGGGTGACAACGCCCTTGCGGGAGTCGTAGGCGTTCACGACGAACCCGAGCTGGTCGACGACCGCTCCGGTCATCCGGCTGTGGGTGTCGATCTGCTCGTTCAGCATCTCGTAGGCGTCGAACGAGGAACGGTCCGACCAGACGGGCATCAGGATTCCGGAGTGGTCGATCAGCTCGCCCGGGCGACGCTGGACGTAGTTGATGGCGAGGTCTATCGCCAGCCCCAGGTTCGGAGGGCCGTCCAGGACGATGACGTCGTAGGAGTCCTCGACGGGGGCGAGCGCGCGGGCCAGGCAGGTGTCGCGGCCGACCTGGAGGAGCGCCAGCTTGGCGTCCATCAGGAAGGCGTCCTTGCTCGCGGGCAGAACGTGGAGACGGCCGCCGAACCGTTCGTGGGGGAGCGCGACGAGGGAGCGGGCCAGGTGCTTGTCGGCCTCGCCGAGCATGTGCGTGAGGAGACTGTCGGACCCGGTGGGAAGGCCAGGGATCTGCAGGCGGCTGGTGAGGTGCCCTTGGGGGTCGTAGTCGACGAGGAGAACGCGCAGGCCGGCCTCCGCCATGGCCTGGGCGAGTCCGGAGGCCACGAACGTCTTGCCGACACCACCCTTCTGGTTGCCCACCAGGATCCGCTTCACGGGCTGGGCGACGAGGCGCTCGTCGGGGGATGGGTGGGCCTTCAGCCACAGGGTGATGGCCTGGGCCATGCCCTGGACCTTCGTCAGACTGCGGGAATCGCACTCGCTTGCGAACCGGTGCGGGCCCCCAGCGGGAAGGAACACGCCCCACGACTTCGATCCCCTGGTCTCGATGTCCGGGGAGCCCGGGGTGTCGTACCAGAGACTGAGGGCGGAGGCGACGGCGTCCTGCATGTTCAGCCCGTGCTCGGCTGCCCTGATGCGCAGGTCACGGCGTAGCTCAGGAGTCAGGTTAACGAGCAACTTTTCGCGCGCTTCTTCGGCGCCTGGGTGGGTCATGGCGAGCAAATTACCAGGCGATCATGTTTTGTGAGGCGCACGTGGCGCGGCCCGACCGCCTGCGCCACCCGAACGGGCCTGCCAGGCAAGGGAGATGGCTCGGGAACACTTTGCCCGCGAGGTAAAGAGCGGGGCCTCGTCATGCGCCGACCAGATTCGGTCGAATACGTGCCGGATGACGGGGTTTATCTGTCACCCACCTGAGTGATCCCTGTGCAAGCCCCTTCCCGGAGTGCATATATGCGCCTTGGGTGGGGGGTGCTGCCGGTCCCCACGGCCGGCGGCTGCACGGCCGGGGACAGCCCCTTGTGGATCGCAGCCCTCCGGGGGCGGCCCGGCCGCGCTGGGCACCCGGCCCGTACAGAAACCGGGGGAACGCATCTACCTGCGTGGGGAGTTCCCGGATTAGACTGCCGTCAACGAACGGGCATGCCCGGGAGGAACCGATCGGCCCCTCGAAGTGCCTGACCATTTGGCGCCCGCAGGGGCTGTTCCCGTATCTGGATGTAGCCTCTCCGTCACCCTCTGGCCAAAACCGTATCGAATGCATGTCAGTAGGTGGTCAATACCCGGCAGTGTCTTACCGACCGCCTGGTATCGATGCCACAGTGACAAGTCCGAGCGTCTGGACTGGCAGCCGGACGTGCGGGGGGCCCGGGCGGAGCCGACACCGACCGGGCGTACGAGGACCCTTCCCACTTCTGCCGGAGGAGCGGAGACGCCCCATGTCCGCAGCAGAGCCCCTTGACCCCGGGCCGGACGGTGGCCACGGCCCCGGTACCGTCATTTCGTTTCGTCAGGGCCCTTCCAAGCGCCGACGCAGGCGCAGGGAGGACACCGTGCCGAACCCCAGGGAACCAAGCGACCCGTCAGCGTCCCCGCACCAGAATCTCGCCAACAGTGTCGAGGCGCGCTTCCTGAAGTGCGAGCGCACTCTCACCGACCCGGATACCGCAGAGGCCTACCAGATCACGCTGGACCTGGTGAGCACCATGCTTGCGGGCGCCCACGTGAACGGGGTCGTGGACGATGAGCAGCGCCGGGAACTCCACGCCATGATTGACGGGATGAAGGCGGCGCCCGGCCTCCTGTGAAATTGTCTGAATATGCCGGGGGTTGTTTCATCTTCACAAGATGACCACCCCTCAACACTGATGCAACCAGCAATGGTTCTTTCTAACGGAACGTTCACGTCCCCTCACTCACATGCCATAGTGGGGCGTCCGGAAACAGCCCGGAATCACGCTTTCCGGCCACCGGCGCGCGCCCCGACATATGTACGGACGTCCCGCGCCCCGGGGGCCGCCCGAGGGGACGGGGACACCATGGGCCGCGACACAGAAGACGCCGCATCTCGGCTCCACCTGCTGGCCACCCACTACCGCGAACATCCCCAGACCGGCCCCTCCGAACGCCGCTCCCCCAGCGTCACCCCCGGCGCCCCCCTCAACCTCGGCATCGTCGACTACATGTCCCGCTGCGTCGACGAAGTCGTCCAGCATGCCCGTGACGAGGCCGCCGGCGACATCGGACCGCTCCCGGCCCGCGTCCGCGACGTCTACGCCTGGTGGGAGGAACAGACCGAGGACGCCCCCGCTGAAGTCCGCCAGCGCCGCGACATCGTGATCTACCGTCAGAGCCTCGAGCACGCCATCGCGCTCGGCGACCACGACGTCGTCTGCGCGCACCCCTGCCCCCGCTGCACGACATGGGGCCTGCAATGGCAGCCCTATACGCGGCGGGCCATGTGCCTGAACATCGACTGCCGTGGACGCGACGGAATGTCGTCGGCATGGACCCTGGCCCGCCTGGCTACTCAGTACGTGACGCAGAAAGAAATCTTGAAAATCCGCGCAACCTGACTGCCAGTCCGCCTGTCTACAGAACAACAACCGCACACAAAGCACACGAACGGATTCCTCGAATCCGCCCGTCATCGGCCGCCGGAGCTGCGAACTGTGGCCGTCGATCATGGGAGGCCGCATGGCCATCACGTCCGCTGTCCCGAACATCGCCGGCATCCCCGATCCGGTAACTCTCGATGAGGCTGTCGCGCTGTTCCAGCGAACCGGCCATCCGGCCCCGAAGAGCACCCTGGAGAACTGGATCCGCCAGGAGGGCATCAAGAAGGTCCGCCGCGGCAAGACCAACTACTTCTCGTACACGGCCCTGTTGAAGATCCACGCCGTGAAGATCAGAGCCCGCGACGCCTGAACGCCCCGTCCCGCCAGTGAAGCCCTTGCCCCCAGACCTGTGGGGCAGGGGCTTTTCTCATCCCCTCGCACTCTTGTATTGCGTACGTAATAGAAGATGGGTTACGGTGGTCACACAGCCCAGGACCCGCCCCAACAGGCAGTCCTCGCACCCTTCCTGACCTCCCGGAGCCCGCCATGGCCGTGATGACGCACGCCCGAAAGGCGCCCACCAGCGTCGACTACCGCGACCTCACCGACGCCCAGCAGGCCCGCCTCGACCACGTCCTCGAACTCGCCGACAGCACCAGCGACGCAGGCGAATACAACGCCCTGATGCTCGGCGTCGCCGCCCTCGCCGGCATCCACATCGCCTACGGCGGGCGAAGTCCTCCGCTGCTCCTGCACTTGCGTCTGCCCGGTCGTCTTCGACAACGCCGACCCGGACGCCCGAACCATCGAAGAGTCCTGCGGCTTCAACCTGCCGATCCGACAGTGCCCCACCTGCGCCGACCGGCACCCCGCCGCCTGAAAGGGAGGAGATCCCGATGAACGAGCCGACAAAGATCGACATGTCCGCCCCCAACGGCGAGGCAATCCGAGTGACATCCGAGAGCGGTGGCCACCTGGAGCTACACGACTCCACCCGGCCCGACGTCGCCCCGATCGTCCTGGACGACTTCCTGATGGCCGTTATGCGCGGCGAAGTCGCCTGACACCCGCCAACTCCCCGGCCGCGCACGACCACGCTCTGCGCGCGCCGGGTGAACACCACCAGGGGAGACCCGCATGCTCAGCACCGGCCGCATCCTCCGCAAGATGGCCACCGTCATCAACACCGACGGCCTCCACACCGGAGAACAGTTCGGCCACCGCGGCGTCATCGACCAGTTCGACATCTGCGCCCTCGCGTACATCGTCGCCGAGGACAAGCCCGCCCCCGACGTCTTCTTCACCGACCAGGCCGCCTCCATGGAGCTCCTGGAGCGCAGCGAGCCCGCCATGCAAGCCCTGCGCGTTCTCTCCGCCTCCATCGCCGACTACGAAGTCCCCGACACCGCAGGCCAGCCCGACGTCATCGAGCACGTCTTCAACTGGACCGCCGCCCCCGGCATCGGCCAGAAGACCCCGCCCACCACAGCCGAGATCGTCGGCCGCCTCATCCGCGCCTCCGAGACGCAGAAGCCCGACACCTACTGCACCGGCGACCGCTGCGCCGACTGCACCCCCGATGAGGAGTGCTGCGAAGCCACCTGCGGCTGCTGCCCCCGCGTCGACGAGCACGACCACTGTCGGCTCGCCCCCGGCAGCGAAGAGGACTCCAAGTACTGCGACCAGCACGGCGAGGGCTGGCTGTTCGACCGCTCGCCCGAGGCGGAGCGCAAGTACGAGCTGCTGCGCCGCGCCTGACCACCATTCCGCTGACACCGAAACGGACTCCCGCCATGACGACCATGACCTTCGCCCCGGCCGACAACGCCTTCGCCCGCGACCCGTTCTACGCCCTCGGAGTCGCCGACGCCTACGACGAATACCAGGCCGGCGAGACCATCGACACCCTCAAGCGGCGCGCCAACGAGCTTCTGGACGCCGAGTACCCGAAGACCCAGAACATCCAGCCCGCCGAGCTGTACCGCCTCGGCTACGCCACCAGCATCGCCGGGATCCTCAACGGACACATCGCCACCGTCAACGCCCAGGCCGACGTGTCCCAGAAGTGGTGGGCGCGCAAGAACGGGCGCAAGGCATGAGGGCCCGGGTAGCTCAGATCGCGTTCACCCTCACCCTGATCGCCGCCGCAGTCCTCGCCGCCCCCGGCCGCGCCCACCCCACCGCCCCGGCCACCGTCCGGCCCGCCTGGACGACATCCGCGCCCGCGGCGGTGAAGGCGCGGTGACCTGGCCGGACGGCATCGCCGCCGCCGTCCTCACCGCAATCGCACTCCTCATCACCCGCCACCAGCACAAGCCCCGGAGCACCACAGCCCCACCCAAGAACCCGCAGGACGGAGAACAGCAATGACCACCAGAACACGCGCTGCGCAGGCCACCACCCCCGCACCGGCCCCGAAGCCCACCGCCAAGAAGACGGCCGCGAAGCGCACCAGCACCCGGCCGGCCCGCAAGACAGCTCCGAAGCCCGCCAACCGGCCCGTGTCCCTCGCCAAGCGCCCGCGTGTCTCCCTGGTCAAGCCGCCTGCCCCGCTCCTCGTCCGCAAGTCCGAGTTCATCACCGAACTGCAGATCGCCGCCTACTACGCCGCCCGTACGCACAACCTGCCCGCCGGCCTCATCCGCGACTGGCAGGAACGCCCCGACGGCACCGTCACCCGCTCCTTCCCCTCCGGAGCCCTCCTCGCCTACACCCCCGACGGCAACTCCGCCGCCCCCTTCCACACCTTCACCCCCTGCGCCCAAGGCGCCCACCACTGCGAACCCATCCACACCCCCAACGGCCTCCGCGCCGCCGTCGCCCACGCCGTCCACTGCCACACCCGCCACTACACGCCCAAAGCGCTGGCGCTCGTCGACGGCATCCAGGCAGCGAAGAAGACCACCGCGGACACCGAGCCGCTCTCCGTCACCACCATCGCCGCCGGCCTCGCCGCCCGCGCCGCCGACACCGAGACCCCGAAGGGACACCCCGAGCCGTGACCGAGACGACGCCCGGCTTCGCGGCCGCCCTCGCCGCAGCCGAACACCACGCCACCATGCAGGCCCTCCGAGATCCCGCCTACATCGCCCAACTCGTCGCCCAGCTCGAGCAGGCCGTGGAGTTCCACATCCCCTGCCCTGGCCATCCCTACGGGCACCACGCCGACCTCCGCGTCAAACGCCGCCTCGACGGCCGCGCAGACGGATGGGCCGTCCTCAACGACAACCCCGGCAACGAACACGCCTGGACCGGCACCCAATGGATCTACCGCGGCGAACTCTCCCGCGAGCAGATCTACCGCTACGACCGCCAGACCGCCCTCGACGAAGCCACGCGCATCGCACCGCTCGAGATCGCCGCATTCCTCAAGCACGTCGGCCGCCTCCGCGCCGAACACCAGGAAGGAACCGCCTGATGGCCACCGACACCAGCATCGAATGGGCTGACAAGACATGGTCACCGATCATCGGCTGCGACCGGGTAAGCCCCGGATGCGACTCGTGCTACGCGATCAGCACCGCCCGGATCCGCGAGGGCAACCCGCACCCGCGAATCGCTGCGGCGTTCGCCGGCACCACCCAGCGCACCGAAGCGGGCGTCGACTGGAGTGGTCGGATCAACCTCCTCGCCGACCGCCTCACCGAGCCGTTGCGATGGAAGACGTCCCGGAAGGTGTTCGTCAACTCTCTCTCCGACCTCTTCCACAAGAACGTCCCCGACGACTTCATCGCCAAGGTGTTCGCCATCATGGCGCTCACCCCCCAGCACTCCTACCAGCTGCTGACCAAGCGGCACGCACGGATGCGGTCCGTCCTGAACGACCACTGCACGTGCGGAAACGGCCACGTCCCCGGCGTCCACTTCCGATCCGCCATGGCCTGGGCCGTCTCGAAGGCCAACCCCGAGCGCATCCCCGGCGTACCCGACGACGCCGAACAGCGCGTCTACAACGCCCCGTGGCCCCTGCCGAACCTCCACCTCGGCGTGTCCGTCGAAAACCAGCACTGGGCCAACATTCGCATCCCCGCCCTCCTCGACACCCCGGCCGCCGTCCGCTGGATCTCCGCCGAACCCCTCCTCGGCCCGATCCGCCTCAGCGCCTCCTGGATCCCCATCCCCGCCGACTACCGGCCTGTGGAACTCGCCGACATCCTCGGCATCGGGCAGCCGGAACGTCTGAACTGGGTTGTTGCAGGCGGGGAGTCCGGTCCGAAAGCCCGCCCGGCACACCCCGACTGGTTCCGCTCCCTCCGCGACGAATGCGCCGCCGCAGACGTCCCCTTCCTGTTCAAGCAGCACGGCAACTGGATTTCCCGGGACGACCTCGACGCCGACGCGAGGGCCTCCGCCTGGAACGAGAAGCGCGTCCTCTACGTCCACCCCGCCGATGGCCGCACCCAGACCCACGGCCAGTGGGGCATCAACGACCACCTCGAGGGATGGGCCTGCGTCCAGCGCGTCGGCAAGAAGAACGCCGGCCGTGTCCTGGACGGTCGTACCCACGACGCGTTCCCCACGGTCCCGTGAACGGCTTCCTCGCGGGCTGCTACCTCAAGACCGTCTTCCCCAGCCGCCGCACCGGACGCCGCAGAGCCCGGCAGATACGCGGCGAAGGCGGCCCCCGCCTCAACGACTACCGCTGCCGCTACTGCCTCGGCGTCCACATCGGACACAGCCACGGCGAAGCCACACACCTCCGCACCGGCCGCCACGGCCCCTTCCCCGTCCAGGAGTACGCCCAATGACGCTCACCGATACCGCCCCCGCCATAGACCGGCAACTCTGCCTCACCATCGTCGTCCACGGCGACCCGGCCCCCCAGGGATCAAAGCGCTACGCCGGTCACCGCCGAAACGCCCGCTCCGGACGCGTCAGCGCCGTCCTCCTCGAACAGTCCACACGGGTCAGGCCCTGGCGGGAACGCGTGCACGCTGCCGCCCTGGCCGCCATACGGGAGTACCCGACCTGGAAGCCCCTCGACGGACCCCTCTCCGCAGACATGATCTTCGCCGTACGGACCAAACCGCAGTCCAAGCCCGTCTGGTGGCTCAAGGCCCTGCCCTGGTCCAAATACCTCTGGTGGCGCCCCGCATCATCCCCCGACCTCTCCAAGCTCCTCCGCTCCACCGAAGACGCCCTCACCACCGCCCGCGCCTGGAAGGACGACGCTCGAGTCGTCGAATACGGCCAACTCGCCAAGTACTACGCCGGCGACCCCAGCCACCCCGACGTCCTCACCGAACCTGGCGCGATCATCCGCCTCTACACCCTTCCCGGAGCCAACCGATGACCGCCACCGCGACCGAAACGCGCCTCCCTATGAGTCCTGCCGCGCCCGACACCGATTGGCGGACGGGCGCCGCCTGCCGGTACGTCGACCCCGACCTGCACTTCCCGACGGCCCACACGCCCGGCTGGCTGGAGCAAATCGATGATGCCAAGCAGGTCTGCGCTGGGTGCCCGGTAAGGAAGGCCTGCCTCGAGTGGGCGTTGAAGACCGGGCAGTCGGCCGGAGTGTGGGGCGGTCTGTCGGAACGTGAGCGCAAGGGCCTGCGCCAGCCGAGGGCAACATCCCTGGACAAGTGCCTGAGCCAGCGGGCATGGATTGAGAAGCAGCTCGACGCGGGGGTCACTCAGAAGTCGATCGCAGGCCAATTGGGCGTCGACAAGACGGCGGTATCGAAGGCAATCAGGCAGTTCAACGCAGAGCGGGAGCAGGCTGCTGCCGCACAGGGGGTGACGGTGTGACGAGGCGTCCCCCGAACAGCCGGGTACAGCACGGCAACGGGTCGTGCGCGGACTACGGATGCAAGCGGACCGAGTGCTTGGAAGCCCGCCGCAACCGCAGGAAGCGAAACAAGTTTCTTCTGGCCACGGGCCGTCCTGGCGATGTGGCCTCTGACCGGTCCGCTGCTCGCCTTCAGGCGTTTCGGCACGCCGGGTTGCTGGACAAGGAGGTCATGGCGCTGGTGGGCATTGCGCGTACCACGTACTACCGGGCCTTGCGTGGCGAGCCCATTACGCGGGACTCGGAGCGAAAGATCATGTCGGTTCCTGTGCCGTCCCCCACCGGGATCATCACTACGACGGCGATCGTGGACCGGGTTGGAACCCGCCGGCGGATTCAGGCTCTGATCTGGCTGGGCTGGCCGCAAGAAGTGCTGGAGGCGCGTCTGGGTGTCCATCCTGGCTGGATTGACCGGACCTTCCGACGTTCTGGGGTGCGGCTGACTGTGGCAGCCCGAGTGGGCCAGTTGTACAACGACCTGTGGTCGGTCCGTCCGGAGAATCAGGGCGTAGACGCGGAGCGCGCAGAAGAGACCCGCCAGTATGCGCGGAGTCTTTCCTGGAACGGCCCGCTGGCGTGGGACGACGAGACGATCGACGACCCGAAAGCGCAGCCGCTCACGGACGTGGTGGAGCCGGTCGCGACCGAGGGCGGGAACGTCGCGGACCGGTGGCTGCACGGCGAGTCCGTCATCCTCCGCTCAGAAGACCGTAAGCAGGTCTTGCAGCACCTGTTCGAGTGGACCAACGACACCCCGGAAGAGATCGCCGCCCAGCTGGAGATGACGGTCGACGCGGTGTGGCAGACGTGGTCCCGCATCAAGAAGAAGGCCCGCCAGGAGGGCCGTACCGAGCCGTGGCGGCGCGTGTACGTGCCGCGTGAACGAGACCTGAGGCAGAACCAGATGGAGGAAGCAGCATGAGCACCACGATGACCTTGACCGGCCGGTTGACCGCGTCGCCTGAGCTTCGTTTCAGCGCGCAGGGAATGGCTGTAGCGGCGTTCACCATCGTTACGTCGCGGCGGGTGAAGGACCCGGCCTCTGGCGAGTGGTCCGACGCGGATACTACGTACTGGGACTGCAAGGCCTTCAAGCAGCTCGCGGAAAACATCTGTGAGTCCCTGGACAAGGGAATGGAGGTGGTCGCGGTGGGCCGGGCCGTGCAGGAGTCGTGGGAGGACAAGCAGTCCGGCCAGAAGCGTTCGAAGATTGCGGTCCGTATCGATGCGATCGGTCCGTCGCTTCGATCCGCCACGGCGAAGGTGACGAAGGCTTCGGGGAACTCGGGGCAGGGCCAGGGCCGGCAGGAGTTCCAGCAGGCCCGTCAGCAGCAGTCGGCGGGGTCGGGTGATCCGTGGGGTGCGGCGGCGCAGTCGGCGGGTCAGGCCGCGGGGTCGTGGGCTGGGGACGAGCCTCCTTTCTGACCTGGTGAGGGCGTACGCAGAGGGGTCTGGCCTTCGGGTTGGGCCCCTTTCGTGTGTGATCCTCCCGCATCTTGTATTGCGTACGTAATAGAAGATGCCCTAGAGTGGACACACCGCACCAACCACCACCGTCCCTGGGGGACACGTGAACCTGCGCCTTGTTGACCCGAACGGCCACACCGTCCCGGACTCCCTCCGCGAGAACGTGACCGCACAAGACGAAGAGAAGGTCAGCCAGGAACTCCTCACCGTCGCCGCCGCCAAGCACGCTGAAGAGTGGGCTGACTTCGGCTACAGGGTCCGTTATTACCGCATCGTTGCCGACCGACCCCACACCAAGCCCGTCCCCCCGACCGCCGACTTCCACGTAGCCGTGTCCCGCTTCATAGCGCTGCTCGAGTCCCGTCCTGGCCAGCGTGTCCCCGCCAGCAAGGGCCGGCGGCTGGCTTGGGAGGCCGTATACGGCGATCTGTGGACCCCGGATCGAGTCGGCGAGGTGCCCCCTGAGGGCCGACCCGCGCTTCGGGCCGTCGTGTCGCGAATCAATCGGCAGGCGTTTCCCGGCGGGGCGCGGGCTGCATCCGTAACTGCCGCCCACGTCAGGTCTCTCTGGCCGGACAGCTCGGCCTACATGACCCGGCAGGGCGAGCCCGACGACCCCAGCGACCACTACGACCAGTAGAGCCACCAGCGGCCTCCCTCCCCCCTCGGGAGGCCCTCCCCGGCCTCCGCCCCCTCGGAGGCCACCCCCCCCCAGGGTCCTGCCCCGCCCCCCCCGGAACCTCGGGGCAGGACCCCACACCCCCCGGCCGACGCCTCACGGAGGACCGAACATGCAGAACGCCACCGTCATCACCCTCCCTGCCCGCATCGTCCGAGCCCTCCGCCAGTCGCTTCCCGCAACAACCGCCGGGCCGGAGATCGAGCTGGCCCTGCAGAACGCCCAGATGGACGCGGACACCGGCACCCACACGGTAGCCATCCCGTCCGGCCTGGTCTTGACGGTGCGCGGCCTGCTCCACGACACCGAGCAGCAGATGAGCAAGGAGGAGCCGGGGCACCGCATGCGGGTGTACCGGCGCCTGTTCGACAAGGCGGCGCAGCGCCTGCTGGCCGCGTAGGCGAAGTGAAGGAGCCCGACATGGACAACGAACAGGACTGGACCGAGACCGCTACCGCTGAGGAGTTGGCGGACAGCCAGGCGCAGATGGACGCGCTGCGGCAGGCGCTCAGTCTTCCCCTGCCGGGGGCCCCCAACGTTCCGGCCGTAGGCCCTGGAACCAACTGACCGACAGTCCCACCCCCCACCACGATCGGGCCGCCCACCCAGACATCGCAGCCCGCGGTGGGCGGCCCTCACCCTTATGCGGACCCGAACTGCCGGAAGGCGCACAGTGAAGATCACCCTGGACCTGCCCGAGTCGGTGAAGTCCTTCGACGCGCCGTACGGCTGCCTCTGGTGTGGAACCGCGCAGGACTGTCACGGCCGTCGCTGGGCGCCTGCTCTCAGTGACACGCACACCTGGGAGAAGCCGGACCAGGCAACCATCCTGGGCCGGATGCTGCGGCGTCGCAGTGCCCGCCTGACCGCGGAGCCTGCGAAGTACCACGCCGCCACCGCGTGGGCTGCGGACCACACCGGTGAGAGCGCGGACCCGTACTGCGCGGACTGCAAGACCGACGTCTGCCACCCGTGGCTGCGCATCCAGGCCCGTCTGGACGAGCAGCGTTGGGGGATGCCGCGCCGCATCCGACGCGGGCGTACGGCTGTCGGGTTCGGCTGGGGAGATGGCGAGTCGCCGTGGTGACCGCGTTCCTGCTTCACGCCTCGCACCCTCCACTTTCCCAGACCTCGCGGATGAACCCGCCCCTACGTCCGAAGGGCACCCCATGAACACCCTCGCCGCCCTGCCCGCCCCATTCACAGCCAGGGTCACCAACCACCTCGCCCGCCTGGGCTGGGCAGCCACTGCCACCCCCGACTACATCGAGGTCCGCATCCCCATCGAGGCCACCGGCCAGCAGGCTGCCGCGAAGCGCGGTGACCGCCTGTACGTGTGGCCGGCACCGGACGGTATGCGGTGGGAGATCCGGCCGCCTGGTGCCGTGCCAGGCCGCGGCGAGGTGCTGGCATTGCAGGGCCCGCACCACGTGTACCTGGTCGCGGAGGTCGACCACCTGCTGAAGCCCCTCCATGAAGGGGAGTGCAAGCGGTGATCGTTCAGAACGTATCCGCGCCCACCACGCCTACCGACGCGGAGATCGCCGACGCCTGCGATAGGGCCCGCGCCCACATCGTCAGGTTCGGGTTCTACAAGCACTACCTGTTCAACACCCGGCAATTCAGGGACGGCACCCCGCCGGACCGGTGCGCGGTGGACCTGGACGGTGCGATCAACGTGGCCATGCACGGCACCCCCCTGCACCTCGGACGCGACCCGTTCACCCGGGCCGTAGTGGTGGCAGTCCTCGCGCGTACCAATGCGCCTTCCCTGGCCACCTGGTGCGACTACAAGGGCAACGGCACAGCCAAGGCGATCGCCCTGCTCCGTGACACCGCGGGCCGGCTGCGCAGGCGGACGCCGTGACCGCGTTCCTGCTCTACCCACTGGCGGTCTGGCAGCTCACACCCCGAACCCTCCACCACCTCTACCGATGCGCGCGAAAGGCCGCCACGTGAAGCCCTACTGGAAAGACACCGACACCGGGATAGCCCTGTACCTGGGCGACATGCGGGAAGTCCTGCCCGAGCTCGGAGTGCAGGCCGACTTGATCGTGGCCGATCCACCGTATGCGGAAACCAGCCTCGCCTGGGACCGGTGGCCCACCGGTTGGCCGGCCCTCGCGGCTGCCGCCGCATCGTCGATGTGGTGCTTCGGCTCGATGCGCATGTTCCTCGACCGCGGACCGGAGTTCGCCGACTGGAAGCTCAGCCAGGACGTCGTGTGGGAGAAGCACAACGGCAGCGGATTCGCCACCGACCGCTTTCGCCGCGTCCACGAGATCGCCACCCACTGGTACCGCGGCAACTGGGCCAGCATCCACCGCGACGTCCCACGACTGCCGTCCACCTACAACAGCAAGGGCCGCACCGTCAGCGCCCGCGCTGCCCGGCCCCCGCACACCGGGGACATCGGCGGCGCCACCTACAGCGACGACGGACTCCGCCTCGCACGGTCGGTGCTGTACGCGAAGTCGATGCAGCGGGCTGCGATCCATCCGACGGAGAAGCCGGTAACCGGGCTTCTGGAGCACCTCATCGCCTACGCCTGCCCCGAAGGCGGCCTGGTCATCGACCCGTTCGCCGGAAGCGGCAGCACCTTGGACGCCGCCCGCCAGGCCGGACGCCGGGCGATCGGCATCGAAGCCCACGAACCCTACGCGGAAGCCGCGGTGCGCCGTCTATCGGCGTTGACGCTGCCCGCCGCGTGATCCCGCACCATCCACCACCTCTACCGCTCCCTCACCCGCAGGAAGGCCTCATGACCGATCCCGAGACTGTCGCCACCGAGAAGGACCACGCCGTGAAGGCCTGGTACCTGTTCACCAACCACCGCAACTTCAGGGCCCGCGTGCCCGACTGGCGTGAGACGAAGGCTCCGGACGGCTCACCGCGGCTGGTTGCTGAGGTGGTCGGCCCGGGTGCCGCGCATGCTCTGCGCCTGTTCGCGTCTGAGTACCCGCTTGTTCTGGGCGGCGTCGGCGATCAGCGGCCGGGGTTCGACTACAGCACGCCGGGCCGTGTGACGTGCGTGTGGCGGCGCCACGGCGTGTGGATCGAGCTGTGGCATCCCGACATCGTGACGGCGGTCCTCGAGCCCGCGCGTACCCCGTCCCGGCCGCCCGTACGGCGCATGTTCACGCGGCCCTCCGGCCGGCTCCCGTTCACCCGACGCTCTAAGACCCCGAAGGAGACCACCACGCCATGACGACCGCCCTTGAGGATCACAAGCCCGAGCCATGGTTCTGGGAAGCAGGCGCCACGGAGTGCCCCCACGGGGCCGAGCCGAGGTACGAGTTCTTCGGCGACGCCTGGGATGCCTGGCGGGAACGACACCCGTCCAGCGACAGCGGACCGATCTGCCTCGATGCACCAGCAGGCGAGGCGTGCGGCGCCTGCTCCGAGGAGTGCGGCGAGATGGTGCCGTGGGCCTCCTGCCGTGCCAGGAAGCGTTCCCTGCGCGACGGAGAGTCGAGGCAAGCTCCTCTCACTCACACCCCGGTCACCGTTACTGGAGGCGACCTGGAGTGCCTGGAGAAGGAGTGCGACGACTTCGTCGACGAAGACGGCAACGAGATCCCCGGCAAGGAGACCTGCTCGCACCTGAGCGAGATGGAGATCTGCGAGGCCTGTACCGGGCCGTGGGGAAAGGGCGAGTTCCCGCCTGTCGTCGCTTGGACGGACTGCGCTAAGCGTCTCGCCAGGGCGGGGGCGCATTCCGCATGACGAGCACCCTCGAGGACCTGGCCGTCATCGGCCGCCGTGTCGAGTTCGCGTACTACCGCAGCCTGCACGACGACTCCGAAACCCTGTACCTGCCGGGCATCATCACCGCCATCACCGACGACCCGGCCAGCCTGCGGGTCCGCCTGGACGGGCAGCGCTCCAACCTGCCCCTCCGCCCCGACTACGAGGGCCTGCGCTACCTCGAGCAGGTCGTGCCCGTCCCCGACCTTCCGATGGGACGCTTCATCCCCACCGTCGACGACCTGGAAGGTGTATGGGAAGGCGTCCCGCTCTGTTCCATCGGTGAGGACGGTGACCTGATCGTCCTCACCGGCGACCGAGCGAAGGCCATCGCCGCGGCCCGCACCTACCTGGACGAGATGGGCGGCGTGGACCTCGACTACGTCGACTTCGACGACATCCGCGCGCACTGGGCGGTCTTCGAGTGGCAGCCCGAGGGCGCCGAGTGCCCGTGGCTCGTCGACTGGGACGCCGCCGAGGGCGACGACCAGGCCATCCGCATCCACTACCTGCCCGCCTGAGGAGGCAACCCCGCATGACCGCCACACCCGAGACCGAGACCGACATTGAGATCCCGCAGACTCCCGAGCAGCTCCTCACCGACCTCGGCGAGCTCCACACCCGCACTCTCGTCTCCCCGCTTCCCAAGCATCCGGCCGCCATGGGCTGGCAGGCCATCGCCGGATCCATGACTGCCGGCTTCGCGCGAGCCCTGCACGCCCTGAACGAGGTCGACCCGGGCAAGGCTGCGGAGATCACCGTCTGGTTCCAGGGCCCGTTCGAGGACGGACCGGACCCGGAAGAGCACACGGACTGGCTCGAGCGGAACGTCGCGAAGGACCTGGACGAGATGGAGCAGTGGGTGAAGGACGGCCGCCGTCTGGCGGAGTCGTCCAAGGCCTCCACCGAGGCCCGCGAGGCACCGGACGTCCAGGCCGCAGCGCGCTGGCGTGCTGTGGAGCCGCTCATCACCGAGGCGCACGAGAAGGACACCGCCTTCATCGACACCGTCGACCTGGCTGCCGCGGCAGGCCTGGGCGGTGGCGAGTGACCACAACACCCAAGTTGAAGCCCCTCGCACCGCTCGCCCGCACGATCGCCGACATCGTCCGCGACACCCCGATCCGGCTCGGCAGTCCTGACGGGGCGGCCGACCTGGTAGCCCAGCTGACGGTCAACGTGGCCGCCTACGCCGGTGCGCAGACCCTGCCGCTCATCGACGCTCTGCGCACCGTGTACAGCTCCATGGAGGCTTCCCGGCCTGACGAGTGGGCGATGGAGTGGCTCGGTGACGTGTGGTCGACGCTGCCACTGGATGTGCGGGCCGTTGCTGGTGACGAGGACGCTGCTGCCGAACTCGCCGCCCTGGCCTTGGAGCCGGTTCGATGACCGCCCCGGTGCAGGTGGGCCCGTCGCCTCAGGGTGGCGGGCCCGTCCCGTCCAAGCAGAAGAACCTGCCGACCCTCGAGCAGCTCCTCATCCTGGTTGCTCGTGCTGAACGCAAGGGCGGTCTGGACTACATCGAGGGACGCCGGCTGCGTGACGGCATCCTGCAGTTCGCCGAGAGTCGGTCGGATGAGACGGACGAGGCGGAGCTGCGCAGGAAGTACTTGAACGCGCGCCAGCGGGCGTGGAAGTGGAAGCGGCGGGCTACCACGCAAGGTGTGGGGCCTGTCGGGCCGGCCGACCTTCAGCATGCCCAGCCGGTTGACGTTCGCGCCGAGGACTCCGTGCGTCGGGTGACAGAGCTGGCCACACGGTGGATGCACATTCCGGCGAAGCGCCAGGCAGGCCTTTCCGTGCTGGCCGCTCTGTCGGAACGGCAGCCGTAGCCCGACTCAGTCAACGCAGCGTGACGAAATTCCGTTGAAAGTCTCCTCCGCCCCCAGGCGGGCAACTACCCACCGTCACACCAACCCTGGGAGGGCTGATGCCTCCATGCCTTCGCATCCTGTTCGATCAGATCGGTCTCATCGTCGCCCTCGCCGGGGCGTTCGCCGGCGTGTGGATAGCCGTCACCGGTACGTACCGGCCGCCGATGTGGGTGAACCCGGTCGCCGCGGCCGGGGTGATGGGCCTGGCCACCGTGCTGGAGGCCATAGCCCGCTCCCGCCGTCCCCGGGTTGTCCCGGCCCGGCATCGGAGGACCGTCCGATGATTCGTATCCCGTGCCCGGTCTGCCACCGCGAGGTCGGCCTGTCCGCCCGCGGCCTGCTTTACCGGCACGGCGACTGCCCGAAGTCCGGGAGGCCGATCGGCCGTATCTGGCCCACCCGGCACCACGGGCGTCGTGTCCGCACGATCCCCGGCCCGGACACCTGGAACCCCTCATCCCTTGAAGGAGCAGCATGACCGACCAACCAGCGACCGAAGCGACCGAGCTGGACAAGGCGCGCCGCTACCTCCGTCCGGTGGCGGCCACGATCATCTCTGACGATCCGGATGGTGTGCACCTGGCCGTTTACTCGTGGCTGCCGATGTTCGACGAGTGGGCCACCGGTCCCGGCCTGTGTGGGGAGTCGATGCGCCAGGGGGCCCTGCCGGAGGGCACGGAGGTGACATGCCCGCGGTGTCTGGAGTGGCAGCCGAAGTATGAGCGGATGCTGGCGCCTGGCTATCGGCCGGAGGAAGACGACGCGGACGTCCTGCGGCAGCGCCTTGAGGAGTCCCAAGAGGAGACGAGGAAACTCAGGGAGCGTCTCCGACTGACCACCGATGAGAAAATCGCGGATCTGGCCCGTCCGACCATCGACCTTCTCTATACGGAGATCGACCGCCTGAAGGCGGAGGTGGCGGCGGCCCGCAAGTTCGCGGGGGAGATGCGGGACTTCTGCTCCCCGCATGGTGTGTCTGTCGGCTACGCGGACCGGCTGCTCGAGGCCATGGACCGGGCGAAGGCGGCGGACCCCGGCCCGCCAGGAACCGTCCGCGGGGCTGTTCCGGCCGAGTATGTACGGCTGAAGGGCCAACTCGAGGCCGATCTGCGCAAGATGACCGCCTGCGCTGCGCAGCCCCCGAAGCCGGGCGCGGAGGAGGGCCGGGTCGCGCAGGGAGGCATCGCTGCGGGCATCCGGACCTCCCTGGCGTGGGCCATCCACTGCTTCGAGGGCTCTGCGGCGCGGGAAGCGTTCCTGAAGAGGCTGGAGGGCGACCGGTGAGCGCCCCGCAGAACTCGGCGGCCGCGAAGGCTAAGGCGATCCGTGAGCATGCCCGGCGGGGCGTGTGGCGGCGTGTCACCGCGTGGGCGGGCCTGAACCCGGCCGCGGCCCGCGCGGACGCCAAGGCGGCCCTGTGGGCGCACGGAGCCCAGGGCGAGGCCGCCACCGAAGCCCTCCTCGCACCCCTCGTACAGGCGGGCTGGACGATCCGGCACGACCTCCGATTAGCCGGGGCCCGGTGGAACGTGGACACGGTCCTCGTCTCCCCGTGCGGGACGGCAGTGGTGGTGCTGGACACGAAGGCATGGCGCCGGAACTGGCCCACCAGGCTGGTCCGCGGCCGGGTGTACTGCGGAGACGAGGACCGGCACGGCCAGGTGGAGAAGGTCGCCGGATACGCGGAGCGGATATCCCGGGCGCTCGGCCTGCCGGGGGTGAAGGTGCTTCCACTACTGGTGGTGCACGGCTCCCCGGTGGCCGGCGGGCACCTGGACGTCCGGATGCCCGGGATGACGGACCCGGTGTACGTGCTTGGCCCGGACTGGCTGGTCCCGACGCTGGCGGCCGCTCCGAAGGCCCGGGATCCTCGGCGTGCGGCCGCGGTGGCCGCGAGGGTGGACGCGGTACTTCACCCGTACAGGGAATGAGGCGTACGGTGCTGGTGCACCACATTGGGGGGCGCCCATACGAAGGCGGCCCGTCGTTCTCCGGAGCGGCGGGCCGTCTTTTTTTGTGCCTACACTCGAACACATGCACGATGATCTGCCGCCTGACCTGCCGCGACTCGAAGCGATCGAGACGTACCTGGCGCTCACTCTCGCGCGGGTGCGGGAGAAGAAGGCGGACCTGCAGCGCCGGGAGCAGGAGCGGCAGCGCGGTGCGGAGGCGCGGCCGCCGACACCGGACTGGCTGATCGAGCAGGCGCTGAGCCGGGACACGCCGCCCGTGTACGTGCACGTGGGCGGCTGCCACATGACGGGGAAGCGCTCGAAAGGCGTGAGGCGGGAAGCGGCGTTGCGAGCCCTGGTGGAGGGTGTGCCCGCGTGTTCGCATTGCCGTCCGGACTCGGAGCTCGGCTACCTCGAGGGATGACGTGCCACAGCCTCTCATCCATCGACGGATGAGAGGCTGTGGTCCGCATCTCTTGGAACTGCGGACCGTTTCGTGCGTTCAGAGGCCGGCGACGATCAGGCGGCGGAGCATCTCTGCGCGGCTGACCCCTTCCTGCGCGGCGCGGTCGTCGACCTTCTTGATGTCGTCGGGGTCAAGGCGGGTCTCAACCTTGGGCCCCACCGTGGGCCTGCCTCCAAGGCTCGGACCGGATTCGTCGGGGGCGTCAGGGAAGTGCTCGGCCAGCACGGACTCCGCTTCGTCGCCTCCGCTCTTGATGACCCAGTCGCGGGCCTCGTCGTCGGTGAGGAAACTCCAGCGGTCGGGCCCGTTGAACTCGCGCCTGGCGTCACAGTGTTCAACCCAGCGTCCGCCCTTGGTGCGGTACAGGTCGGAGCGGGTGGTCTGGAGGCCGGACACCTTGCCGCGGTGGTTGCTGCCGTCCCAGTAGCTGTCCTCTTCCAGGATGTGGGTGGCGGCGTCCAGATCGAAGTAGCCCAGTCGGATGCCGTCGGCGTCGTGGATGGTGATGCGGTTCATCAGTAGTCGCCCTTCAGTGAGGTGATGTAGGTGGAAGCCTCGGCCTTGGACAGTTCTTCGATTCCAGCGCGGTCGGTGGGGCCCTGGAAGAATCCGCCGCCCTCGCCGGTGCGGGCCCGCACGGTCAGGAGCTGGAGGATGTAGTCGACCTGTCGGGCGGTGGCCAGCTCGCCCTTGGTGCGGCGGGCCTCGGCGAGCTGCTCTTCGCGGGCCTCGCGGACGGTCGCTTCGGCGGCGGCGATGGCGTCCTTCTCCGCCTTCTCCGCGATGCGCTGTTCGGCGCCCGCGGCATGCTGATTCGCCCACTGGATGAGGATGTCCACGACGGTGGTGCCGGCGGGGGTGTTCTTGCCTTCGGCGGTCCAGTCGGCTTCGATCCGCATCCGCAGGTCGCTCGGGTCGCCTTTGGTGGATCCGGTGACGACCCAGTAGGTGGTGCGGTCTATGCGGCCGGCGCGGGGCAGGGCCTTTTCGATGCGGAAGCCGTCGGGGGTGTTCTCGTAGAACTTGGCGTAGAACTTGGCGAGGTCCTCGGTGAAGAAGGGCTCGCCGTGGATGCGCAGGTCCTTGCCGGGACCGTATCCGGCAGGGGTTCCGTCGGTGCGGACGATGGAGTACGTGGTGCGGGCTTTGCCGTACTGGATGGTGCTTCCTTCTTCGACGCGGTACTTCGGCTCGTCGGTCATGCGGGCCTTCCTCTGGCCGATGGCAATGCGGGCGGCGAGGGAGGCGATGTCGATGATCCAGCGGCCGGCCTGCTTGACGGCGGCGACGGCTCCGACGCGGCACCAGGTGCGGATGGTGGCGACGGTGACGTTGGCCTGGGTGGCTGCGGCGGTGGTGTTCATCAGGTTCCCCTCCCTGCAAGCGGATGTTTCCGCATGCGTTAACTATGACAGACGGTTAACGCATGCGTCAACCGTTTTGAGGGGAAACAAAGAGCCCCGACCCAGAAGGGCCGGGGCTAACCCCGCATCGGCGGGGACAACTCGAAGTACTGAACTGGAACACCCCCGCAGCAGCGGGGAGCAAGGCCGGTGTGTCGCGCACCAGACCGCCCACTATGGCATGCGGCACTGACAACGCCCTCGGACATGCCTGTGGCCCGGTCTCCCCAGAGACGCGGGCCACAGGGTTCCCCGGGCGGCAATGCGGATTGCGGCCGGGAGGTGTCGGCTGGTGCCGCCACGGGGGACGTACACGGCACCAGCGCCACGGCGAGTCTCCCACGCCACGTCAGGCGGACGGGCCGGTTCAGGCAGGGATCCGCGTGCCTCTATCCCCAGGTGGTGTCGAGGGGCGTGATGGTCGGCAGGTCGACGGGAAGGGTGACGGGAAGGTCGACAGGCTCGCTGCCCCACGTGGTGTCGTCCGCGGTGTCGGAGGCGCCCCAGGTGGTGTCTATGCGGGGGGCGGCGACGGTGTGGGTGATGACGGCGCCGGTCGCTGCGGCGGTGGCGAGGGTGAGGCCGGCGACGATGCAGCGGATGCGCTTGCTCACGGGCGGGTCCCTTCTTGGGTTGTCCGGGGAACGATAACGGGGCGCCGTCCCGGTTTCCTCGTGCTCCATGTCCGCTGCGAATCCCGTTGCGTGTGGCGCGCTTTCTGGCAGTAGGCGCGTGTGGTGCGTGGGGAGGACGTGGAGTACGAGCGCCGGGGGACGCCCCGCAACTAAACTGCCGTAGAGTCTTTTCATCCTCAACCTTTGTGTGCTGCGTATCTACGCATTGCGTGTAAGCGCAGTGCAGGGCCGTATTTTTGACGGGGGATCAAGCTTTGGCCATGCATTTCGGATCGAGTGATCAGGGATTCCTGTCTGCTGATGATGTTCAGGTGTTTGGCCTGATCGCGGACGGTGGAGGGGTGCCGGAGGGGTGTGCGGATTCCGTTGCCCGGTTGGCCGACCTGGGGTTTGTGAAGATCGATTCCGGGGGTGGGGACAGACCAGTCGCCCTGAATCCCGAGGACATAAAGCAGCGCACCCTCGAGGCATTGCTCACCGAGGCCGCCGAACGGGTCGCCAAAATGCGCACCTTGCACCTGATGTCGGAACAGCTGACCAAGGAGTTCGACCGCGGCCGCTCCCTGGCCGGCGGCGGCAGCGAGTACATCGACGACGCCGCAGTAGTGAACACCCGACTCGATGACCTGCTCAACTCCGCCCGCACGGAAATCCTCGCCGCCCAGCCCGGCGGACCCCGAACCAAGGAACAGCTGGAACGGTCAGTGGACCGCGACCGGGCCGCCCTCAACCGGGGGGTGTCCCTGTGCACCCTGTACCGGGACAGCGTCCGTCAGTCCTCCGCCATGGCCTCCCATATCGGGATGATGACCGGTCACGGGGCCGAGTACCGCACGCTGGTCGCCCCGTACGAGCGGGCCATCGTCATCGACCGCCGGCACGCGTTCGTGTCGGACTACGTGGTGGAGGGCTCACCCGCGCACGCGGCCTGGCATGTGACAGACCCTGCGGCGATCGGCTTCATCGTGGGCGCGTTCATGAACGCCTGGCAGCTCGCCCAGCTGTGGCGGGGAGAACCCAGGACGGAAGTCGCGGTCGAGTGGGACGGTGATACGCGCGGCGGGCACCCGGACGTCGACACCGTGTCAGGCCCGAGTGCCGGCTTGCGGACGACACCGTTGGAGCGGGTGATCCTGCGGGACATGGTCGACGGAATCCAGCAGAGCAGGACGGCGGCCCGGCTGGGCATCAGCCTTCGAACCCTGACGGATCACGTGTCGGTGTTGAAGACAAAGTTCGGTGCGGTGTCGCCGGCGCAGCTGGGCTGCAAGTTCGCCTTGGCGCCCGACTACCACTTCGATGACAGCGCCCCATTGGCCGACGTACCCAAGACCGGCCAGCCGACGGCCTGAACGGTCAGGACGGCCGTTTCCTGGTCGCGTTGGACGGCTGCACGCCCTTCAGCACGGCCAGCTCCCGCTGAACCTCGGTGAGCCTGGCGAGGTATTCGGCGGCCTGCGCTTGCCAGTCCGGCGCAGCGCCCGCTCGCACCCGCCCGGTCATGAAACGGTCCCAGCCCTCCAGGGCGTGCTCGAGGTCCCGGATGCGGCCGCGGAGGCCTTCCCGGTCCCGGTCCTTCCGCAGCTCGGCCACCTCGGCCTCGAGGCGCCGCACGTCCGCCGCGGTCCGGGCCTTCTGCCGCTCCCGTCCCTTGTCGTAGCCGCGGCCGAACGCCGCCCGCCGTTCCTCCCGCGGGCACTCCGCAATCCACGACATCAGGGCCTGGGCGGCATCCCGGTGCTCTTGTGCGCGCTCGGGGTCTTCCTGCTCGAGCTCGGCGATGCCGCGGTAGTCGTACTCGCGGGACAGCCGGTCGGCCAGGAGCGCCTCCCGGTCCGGTTCCGGCCCATCATCGGCGGGCTGTTGCGCGGTCACGTTTCCTCCAGGCTGAGGCTGCTGATGGCACGCAGGCGGCCGCGGCGGACCGGCTGTGCGTTGTCCAGGGCCGGCCAGTCGTCAGCTGCCAAACCGTAGCTCGGGGGCTCCCAGCGGGGCCGGTAGTGCCGGTACACCTTCTCCCAGTCCGCGTTGAAGTAGCACGGCAACAGACCGCCGGTGTTGGGGATCGGCTCGGGGGCCTGCTCGTTCTGCTCCCGGACCTGCTCGGTGACGCGGTCGGCGTGGTCCTTGTGCCGCTTGCAGAACCAATGCGCAGTCACCCATCCGGTCCGCGGGTCCTTCTCCAGGACGCGGTGATGCGATGCGGCGCCGCATACGCCGTCTTCAGTCCGCCAGTCCCTGGGGGGCGTGTAGTTCGACAGCGACTCTTCTTTCAGAGCTGCCAGTTCTGGTGGCAGCGTGTACGGACGGATGGGGACGGGTGCGTCAGGGTCTGGTACGTACGGTACGGCCGGGTGTGGCCGATAGGGGCGCAGTCGCGGCGCCTCGCACGCCGGGACCGTGACGTGAGTGCAGCGTTCCTGCGCTTGGTCGGGGAGTTCGTAGCGGGGCGCGTCGTTGGCCACCAGCCGGTCGTAGCGGGCCTTGCGGTAGCCCTCCGTCCCCAGCTTCCGCCGGGCCACTTTCAGCGCGCTGACGCCGTGCTCACGCTTGGCGAGGTCCACCGCGTACGCGACGGCCAGGAGGAGCTCGCGGGCTTCATGACCCACGCGCTCGTCTTCGTAGATCGCCGCCACGAGTTCGGGGAACGATCGCTTCGGTCGTTGTTCTGCGGCCGGGGCGGGTACGGAGTGCAGCACGTCAGGCCCCCTTCTTGCTGCGGCCGCTGTACCAAGGCAGGGCCAGGCCGTCGTTCTCCGCTCGAGGAACGAGGTGGACGTGAAGGTGAAACACGCTCTGCGTCGCTTCCCGGCCGCGCGAGGTGATCAGGTTCATGGGCTGATCGGTCTCGGCTGCGAGTTCGGATGCCCGGTAGGTGGTGGTGGCGGACACAACCGGGTCGTCGGCGAAGTCGGTGACGTGCTCCCGCGGGATGACGAGGACGTGGCCGGGGACGACAGGGCCGCGCGGCACGATGGCGATGACGTCGTCCCACTCGCGGATGAACGTGGCGGGCGCACGGCCTGCGGAGATCTCGCAGAACGGGCAGGGCTGCTCAGGCACGGTCAGTCCTCCTTCGGCTTGTTGGCGTCTTCGATCTGCTTGGCGACCTTGATGGCGTTGGCGATCCACCAGCGGTGGTGGTTGGCCTGGATGGTCTGGTCGGTGGGGATGTCGTGCTGCTTTGCGAGGTCCCACAGGCCTTGGTCGCCGGCGCAGTCGATGTCGTTGTGGACGTGGCCGGGGGTGTCGTCTTCGCAGTTCGCGCCGACGAGGATCGCGTAGAGGAGGGCGTCGACCTTGTCGGCGGTCCAGTCGCGGGAGTCGAGGGTGATACGGGTACGGAGGGCTTCGAGGGCGGTCTTCGCGCCGAGGAGGGCGGGGACGGCGGTCGTGTAGGCGAGGAAGCAGGACCGGGCGAAGTCTCGGAGGTCCTCGTGGTCGGCTTCGGCGTCCCACAGCCGGTCGTACAGCTCGGCGAGCGTGGCCTCGGTGTGCTCGGTGAGGGGGATCCGGTGCTCGGGGTCGGTGATCGGCGGGGCGGCTGGCAGCTTGCCGTCCACGGTGAGGAGGTGCTGCTCCCACAGGGCGCGCAGGACGCCGTGCCAGGTCTGCGGGGCTGGCGTCCACCCGCAGGCGCAGTCGACGCTCCAACGGTCGCTGGGCAGCTTCAGACGGCGGGGAAAGTGGTCGGTGACCAGCTGCTTGTGGTCGGGGCAGATGTGGCCGCCGGCGGGAAAGACGCTGCCGGAGCCGAGTGTGGACCAGCCCTTCCCGGACCATTCGGGCCGCGGCGGGGTCTCACCGGTCATGGTGGAGACCGCGTCGTACTGGCGCATGCAGCCGGGCACCAGGCAGGTTCGGAGGGATGGCTGGTTCAGGATCGCTTCGCTGATGGCGTCGTCGACGGCTTGTTCGGGGCTGGTTCCGCGGTTCGCTGCGTCGGCCGCGCCAATCAGGTCCAGGAGCAGGTCCCGGGCCTCGGTCTTCCCACTCACGGGGTGGTCCTTTCGGGGCAGGTGGGGTGCTGGCGTTGCGCGTCGCCGATGGCGACCGGGTAGTCGTAGCCGCCGAGGAGCGGGCGGGAGCTCTCTCCGCGGGCCGGGCAGGACCGGCACTGCCAGTACTCGCCGTTCCGGTCACGCTGCAGGTCGAACTTGTCGTAGAACGGGAGCAACTCGGCGGCACGGCGGGTGTAGATGGTGGTGCGCTGCTTGTAGTCCTTGTAGGTGGCGCAGTCCGGGGCTGGGCCGTCGATGTGCTCGTTCCAGGCCGGCAGGTAGTCGGGGTGCGTTCGGTAGAGGCGGGCGAGGCCGCGCATGGTCTGGCAGGGGACTCCGCTTCCGGAGACCGTGCAGGTGATGCACCGGCCTGCGGAGTCTCCGCGGGAGTCGATCCAGATGTTGTGGTCGGCGGCGATGAGGTAGAGGGAGTCGATGCGGTTGAGCTCGGCGGCCTGGCTGTCGCCGGGCGGCATCTGTTCGGCGGCGGTCTGGGATTCGGCGAGGCGGGCGTACACGAAGTCCTCGCAGTGGAACTCCCACCGCCAGGCGGGATCGTCCGGGCCGGTCACGGTCGGGTCCTCTCGGGTGGGGTGCGGGTGCCGGGGTGGATCCAGTCGACGGTCGCGAGGTATGTGAGCCCCCACACCACTCCGGCGATACACACGGCGGGGATTACGGGGTGGTCGTCCCCTCTGCCGTGGCGGTAGAGCAGGTGCAGGGCTGTTCCTCGAGGTCTTCGCAGACCATGCAGAGTTGTTCGTCCTGGTCGACTTCGGGAGTGTTGGACACGTCTTCGCCGCAGAGCGCGAGGTCAGGGTTGCAGCAGTACACGTGGGTCAGGTCCAGGCTGGTACTGGGTGTGGTGGGTGCGGGTGCGGTGTCGAGCACTGGGCGCTCCTGTCGTCGCTATAGAGACCAGAGGGTCGGCTGATATTCGAAAAGGGCCAGGGCGTCTTGCCCGGGGAGGGCGTCTGGAGCGTGGGGCACGGGTGCGGGTCGGCGGGATCGGCGTGAGGTGGGCCCGGTCAGGCGGCGGGCGCAGACCGGGCCGATGTCGCCGCTGCTGCGGGGCAACGGGCGGTGGCATTCCCGGCACCGCTTGACGTCGCTCATCCGGTCGTCCGTCCCATTCACGCCTCCTTGGCGGTTGGAGCGGTCGGGAAGATGTCCGGGTGCGCGGCCTTCCAGTCGAGCCAGTGCTGCATGGGCCCGTCGCCGATGGTGTGACTGCGATCCATGACCTGTTCCAGCGTGAGCGGCGCGGGGGCGCCTCGGTCGGGGTGGTTCGGCCCCATGGGTACGTAGGTAGGCCCGTAGATCCAGGAGCAGCGGCGAAAGCCCCAGTCGTCGTTGGCGTACTTGATGAACACTGTCGTGTTGCAGCCAGAGTCGACGTCGAGCGGGCGTTCCAGCAGCTTGCCCTTGTACCAGTCGTTGAAGAAGTAGTTCTTGTACTCCTCGATGAAGCTGGCGATCATCGCGGCTTCGGCGTCGGTGGGGCGTTCCTTGCTGCCCCAGCTGTAGCGGCTGGTGTCGACGTCGATGTAGGCGGCGATGTACTTCCAGCCCGGATTGAAGCTGTCGACGACTGGGATCCGTAGCGCGGTAAGGGGATCGTCCTGCTTGGCGTCGGTGCCGAACGGCCACGCGGTGGTGTCGGTCACGCGGACTTCCTTCCTGCTCGTTCCTCGCGGATGCGGCGTCGGATCGGCAGTTCGAACGCCCACAGTTCGTCTGCTGTCATGCCGGTGTCCCTGAGCTGCCAGCGTGTGTCAGTGAGGGCGATTCCCCGCCGTATGCGGCCTTCGAGTTGGCGCAGCAGCTTCTTCCGGGCGGCGGTGGCCACGGTCAGGCCTCCTTGCCGGGCTGGGACACGGCGGCGCCGAGGCACTGGCACGGGGGCCGCACGATGCCTGCCTCCGACGTCATGACCACGCCACAGCGGCGCCCTCGCCCCATGCAGGCGCGATGCCCGCACTGGCTGCACCCGCCCTGCGTCTCGGGCTGCTGCGCCTCGCCGGCCATGCGGCTCGGGCTGGTCCCGCAGTCCCGCTCGCACAGTTCGTGGTCGCCCTCGGCGTGGGCCATCAGCCGCTCGTGCGTGTCGCACGGCTCACCGCCCGGCTCGCAGCCTCCGGCGCTGCACGGGGTGGCCACGTACTCGGCCTCGTCTGCCTTGCGGAGGAACGTCTCCATCAGGGCGAAGGCCCCGCCAGCGTGGTCGTTGAGGGCGCGTGCCGTGTACGCGGCGCCCGCCTCGTCGCACTCGTCGGCGGCCTCGCGCAGGAGAACGGCCCGTACGGAACGCGGGTGGTGCTCGATGGCGAGCTTGCCCATCCAGTCTGGCCATTCGTCGGTGTCCCCGATGCGGTATTCCTGGTCAACGGGCGCGTCGGTGAGTTCGCCGTCCTCGCAGACCCAGGAGCCGTACAGGTGGGCGTGGATGCCGTCTTGCCGGTAGGTGAAGATGACGAGGCCGGGCCGGATACTGCCGCTGTCCCATTTGTACTTCACGTCGGGCTTGCCGGTGAGGAGCAGTTCGACGGACTGGGAGGCGACGGTCACGGTGGCCTCGGTGGGCTGGTCGGTCATGAGACGGCTCCAGGGGCGGGGAGGCGGGTCCAGGTCCAGCCTGGCGTGGATCGGGCACGGCATTGCCCCGGCCTGAGTGGCCGGGGCAGGGGGCGGTCAGGTGTTCAATTCGCGGCGTGTGGTGACCGAGTACGGCTCGAGGGTGAGAACGTCGCAGCCGCCGGTGAGGAGGATGGAGCCGTCCTCTGCCGGGGTGACGTGGCGGATCCCGAACGACTGGTCGATCTTCTGGGCTTCGGTGACGAAGTCGCCGTGCGCGAGGTCGCGGTCCAGGTAGACGCCGACGATGCGGGCGCCTTCGCAGGCCTCGCCGATGGAGAGGATCCATACGGTCGGGCCGGCCGGTGCCGTGTGCTGGGCTGCCGTGGCGGCGAGTTCGATGTCGGCCATCGGGTTCCCCCTGGGGTGTGGTGTGGGGGCCAGTCTAGCCATCTTCTATTACGTACGCAATACAAGAGATGGGGAAGGTGGCCCACGACTCGGCAGGGCCCGCCATCTACCGCCCGCACGCCTCCCGCGGGATCCTCAAGGAACCCGACAACGCGAACCGAGGGACGGTGGACGCCGTGAACTGCACGAAGTGCGGAGGCGCCGGACAGCAAGGCCCTGACGGCTCGTGGCTGTGCCCTCTGTGCGGCCCCATCTCCGGTACCGCGCCCGCCCCGACGGTAGGGTGCCGCCCATGACAGCCACCCCACCCCCGCGCACGCCGGCTGCGGAGTTCCTGAGCGGGCAGGAGATCACCACGACGGACTGCCGCGGCTGCGGTACGCAGATCTCCGGCGTTAATGGGCGCTATTCCTGCATGTGCGGCTGGGTGAACCACTGGTCAGAGGGCCACACCGAGCTGCCGACCGCCGCGGACGACGACAACGCGGCATGAAGACGCCCCCGGACCATCGCCCGGGGGCTGCGGTGAGACTCCCGCTCAGGACCCTGGGCGGAGCGTGTACTCGGGGCAACGTGTCGGATCCCCCCACGACTGGGTGTGCGGCTGATCAGATCCGCACCACGGGCACGGCAGCACCGGGCTGAATGCCGCGCCTTCAATGCCGCAGTGCCCGGCATCACCGAACTGCTCCGAGTGGAAGATCGTGACGGCCTGCCGGCCGCAGGTGCACAGCTCGCCGGGTTCGGCGGGGCGCTGCTGGTCAGGCATGGATGCTCCAGGACGTTGTCGGCGTGCCGCCCAGTCTTGCATCGGCAACCGACAGCCCGGGCTGGATCAGGCGACCTCGGCTTCACGGCCGCTATCCGCCGCCATCTCCCGCAGCCGTTCCACGACCGCCCGGCAATCCGAGACCGCCCGATGGTCTCCGCCGTACAGGGGCTGCCACGCGTAGTTCCCCCAGTAGTCGGACCAGTCCCCGTACCAGTCCGAGTAGGGGATCATCGCGTCCTCGAACCGAACGCTGTTCAGCCAGGATGCCGCGGAGGCTTCCGGGTCGGTGTGGCCGGCCTGCCGGTAGTGCACGGTCAGCTCGTGTCGGAGTCGGGCGGTGTCGTACGGCGAGTTGTAGATCAGGCAGCGGCGGCCGGCCAGCGCAGCAGTGAGACGCACAAGGATCTCCGCGAACGAGGGAGCATCGGCAACCTCCTCGTCGGTGATCCCGTGAATGTCAGTCGCGTCTGAGGGAATCGGCTGCCCCGGGTTGACGAGCGTGTCCAGCAGAACGTCGCCAGCCACGGTGATGACCGCGATGTCGACGATCCGCGCATCGTCCTCGAGTCCCGTGGTCTCCGTGTCGAGCAGCACCACCGTCGGGTCGTCCAGCGCGGCCGCGGCCCACTCGGACAGCTCCCGCACCTGCCGCACCCGGGCCGCCTCGGCGTCCCGTTCCGCCTGGATACGCCGCTGCTCCCGCTCGGCGCGCTCGCGTTCGTCCCGCTCCTTGCACGGCGGGCACCACCGCGGCGACCATCCCCACGACCGGAGAGCCTGCGCGGCATCCTCATCCCACCCGGCGGCGATCTCTTCGTCCGTCGCGGTCACTGTCGTGCAGTCCCGGCCGGGGCACGTCCGGCGCCACACGGCCAGGCGTTCCCCCTCGGCCTGCTTACGCAGCGCGTAGTGGATCCGGCAGTGCTCGCACGCCCACCAGCCGTGCACATCCTTCGGAAGCGCCGCTCCGGCCTGACGGCGGCACCGGTGGCAGGTACGGGCCTGCCGGTCCTGCGCCTCCTTCTGCGCCCGGCTACGGCAGTCCTCACACCGCTGGTACACCACGTAGCCGCGGACCTCGCGGCACTCCGGGCAGGTACGGCGTGCGGTCATCGCCTGCTGCTGCTTCCCCGACAGCGGCCGCATCTTCGCCGCGCCGGCCGGGTCGTACAGCGGGAACTCTCCCCAACCGTGACCCCGCCGGTACACCCGCAGAAGTGCGACCGGCTCCTGGCCGTCGGCGGGCTTGAGACGCTGCTCCTTCAGCTGCGTCATGGTCCGCAGGTGCTTCAACGCCTCCGGGACCTCCTTCCGTTCGTAGACGGGCAGAGACTCCGGCTTGGCAGACGTGGACGCGGTCACGGGCACCTCCAGGCAGGTCGACGGTCGTAGAGATAGCACAGCGCACGCCACTGACAATGCCGGGCGAACAGGGCGCCATGTGGTGCTGCTGGTGGGCGCTGAGGCGTTGAGCTGGCCTTGAGCGCCCGTGCGCCCCCGCAGACACCCTCCCGACGGTGTCGGGTACGTCGCACGGTCGAACGCATGGGGGCTACAGGGGAGTTTGAGTGTGTGGGCCGCGGCGACGGCAGCAGCTGCCCGCACGGGGCGGTGCTGACCGTGGATGCCGGGATCGAGTACCGGTGTGACGACTGTCGGCAGTACTGGGACCTGGACGCTACGGAACCGGGACGTCGGATGGTGGAGGACGATTCGCTGACCCGGCCGATGGGGGATCCGGGGGAGGCCGGCCACGGGAGCGGCACCGCGGCGTAGACGTCAGAACCCCGAAAGTCCGGCCACCAGAGGTGGCGATGGCCGGGCCAGATCAGGCGATGTCGCCGAACAGGGCAACGCTGTACGGCTCGCTGAGACGCTGAACGCACAGCTGCGCGTAGGGCTCGTGCTGCTCGATGCCGATTGCCGTCATGTCCTCGCGGAGGGCCGCGGCCAGCGTGGTCCCGGAGCCGGCGAACGGATCCAGGACAGTCCCTCCGGGCGGGGTGACGAGCCGTACCAGCCACTGCATCAGCGCGAGCGGCTTGACTGTGGTGTGCGCGGTGCCGTCGGCGAGGCGGGGGCGCTCGGACGCGCGGGCCTTGGCCTCGTACCGGAAGATCGGAAAGTACCTAGAGGCCCCGCCCTCGTCCTGGTGTTTGACGTATGGCACGCGGCCCTTGCACTCGCCGTAGGTGTCGGTGAAGCGAGTACCTGGTTCGTTACCTGAAAGGTTCCCGCCTGTCCGACGAATGCCGCTCTGCGCGTCCATCTCCGCGACAGGGCACCCGGACTGGCAGTGCCCGCCGTCGATGCAGTCGGGACCGTGGCCGAGAAGGACATTGGTCGGCCAACGGCCCGTGTCGGTCTCGCCTGCGGCCCGGGAGCCTTGCAGCCCGTCCCCGTAGACCTCGTTGCCACTGCGCCGGTTGGAGACCCTACGGGGGCGAGCGCCGGACTCGACGCGGCAGCCGTCGATGTTGATCGCCCCGGTGCCGTGTTCCAGTACGTTCGCGACGGTCGTGTCGAAACCGGTGGACTTGCGGGCCAGGATGATCGGCTCGTGCGCCGGGCGAAGCTGGGTGTTCCAGCCGTGCCACTTTCGGGCCGCGTCGGTAGCGGGGGCCGTCAGGTCGTAAGCGCCGGCGCTGACGGGGGCGAGTTGCACGTCGGACTCGCCACGCACCCGGAAACCCTGGCCGATCACCTCCCGCCGGGCCCACGCCTCACCGATCTCACCCTTGCGGCCATTCAACTCGGCCACGAGCGGGCGGATCTCGGCATCGTCGAAGCCGAGCAGATCGCGCAGGCGGTCCCACTGCTCAGGTGTCGGCACGATTGCGGCCTTACCTGCGAGCGTCGTCCAGTGGCTAGCCATGCCGTTGAAGCCGAAGGTGTCGTCGATCTGTCGGTGAGAGAGCCCGGCGGCATTGCGGGCGGCGGCCAGGAAGGCGGTCACCTGCAGGACTTGCGCCCGATCGTCGCGCCGCTTGTCGATGGCCTTGCCAATGTTCTGCCCCTTCGGCATCCCGGACCCGTAAATCCAGTGCAGGGAGTCACGGATCTCGAAGCCGGCGAGGCGAATCGCCATACCCATCAGGTCGGCAGTGCGCGGCGCCGCGAACGCCACAAGGTGGCCGCCAGGCTTGAGGACGCGCCAGCATTCATCCCACGCGGCGGGCGGCGGCACGAACCGGTCCCACGAGCGGCCCATGAAGCCAGCACCCTCGGGGACGTAGGCGCGGTCACCGGACAGCCAGGCGGCGAGGGCTTCGGCTATGACCCGCGGGTGGTGGTCGGCGAGCCCGTACGGCGGGTCGCAGACCACGGCGTCGACCGAGTTGTCGGCGAGGGTGGGGAGGATGTCGAGGCTGTCGCCGAGGTGGAGGGTGACGCCGTCGGCGCTGTAGTAGGGGTCGGGCATCCGGGGCTCCCGCAGGTTGGTGGGTGGGCGCACCTTCACGGTGCCGTGGAATCTGTCGCGCGTTCCCCCCGCTTACGAGGGAGGGCCCACCCGGGGGGTGACGGGTGGGCCCTGGCTAGAGGCGGATGGCGAGTAGGGGGCTTGCCAGTGCGGTGAGGGCGCCGGCGTCTTCGGATTGTCCTCCCATGGTGCGGATGAGGAAGTAGAGGGCGGTGAGGGCGAGGGCTTGCAGGTAGGGGGTCGGGTTCTGGTCGATGTGGGGGCGGTCGTCGGTCACTTCGGGGCTCCAGGAGGGCGTGGTGGGGGCTTGTCGGGGATGCTGTGGCACGCCCGTCCTGGAGTTTGGGGAGGGTCCGGGGCCGGCCGATCCTGGCCTGCTAGCTGTGTTCAGCCGGTCCCGGGTACGTGTAAGACACTAGCCCATCTTCTATTACGTACGCAATACAAGATGGGGTGTGGTGCCCATCACGCCCGAACTTCGCGGCGCTCCCGGCTCCGCTGGCACTGGGGGCACATCTCTTCGCCCTCCTTCAAAGGGCGCCCGCACAACCCGTCGTTGCCCTGGCACTCACCCAGGCGGACCCGCGGAACGATCGTCTCGGGATCCCAGGCCGCTGGAGTCGGCGTCGGCGTGTCCTTTGGCGCCCAGTCAGCCTTGAACTGCCCGACATGCGGCACAGGACCGGACAGAGCATCCCGCAACCTGCGGGCAACGATCGCGCCCACCGTCGTACGGATCGGATCGGGTAGCGGCCGCCCTGCGATGACCTGCCGGACCTGCTCCCGTGTCCAGCCCTGCATCAACATGCCGGCCACAGCCAGCCCTTGATCCTGGAGCGTCTTTCCCGTCAGGAGGAACTCCGGCTGCTGGGCACCGATCGCCTGAAGCAGATCGACGCCTGGATTCCTTCCGATCTGATGGGGGACCGCTGAACCGTCCGTCCCTCCGTCCTTCCCGCTGCCAGCATCTGCCGCGGAAGGAAGGACGGGTTCTAGGTCCGGTTCATAAGGACTGGTTCGGGGGTCTTCAAGTCCCCCCGTTTGGGACTGAGAGTCCCCCCGTGGAGGACTGACAGTCCCCCCGCGGCCCCGCATGGGCCCCACGTCACGAGTGGACTGAGAGTCCCCCCGTTCCTCGGGCGGCTCGGCGGCGACGGCTTCGACCTCTTCAACCTGCGCCGTGGAGCGCTTCCTGCCCTTGTCGCTGCGGGTCTTCTTGGCTGGCGGAGGTGCGATCGGGGGACGGTTCTCGGGGGTCAGAGGCGTCTTGCCCCTTTCCCTCCGCTCCTTGTTGATCCGCTCGATGTTCGGGAACCAGTCGTACGGGATCAGCAGGTCCCACACGGGCGGCCGGCGGTCGGCACGGATGTACTCAGCCGCCTTCGGATCCCCAGGGCCGATCAACTTGCGTGCAGCGAGACCGGTCAGCGTGCGCTGGACGGTCTTTGGGTCCACAGTCGTCCGCTTCGCCACCGTTGAGCGGGCAGGGAAGGCGGCACAGCCATCCGAATCGGCCTTCTCGGCCAACATGACCAGGATGGCGAACTCGTTGACGTTGGCGATCGGCGCGTCGCTCGTAGCCCAGAGGACAGCTTCGAAACTCATCAGAAGCCTCCAGCCGTGCGAGTGATCACGCTGAGGGTACTTGCGGGCGATGTGCCAACTGCGGGTAGTCTCGACACCGAGATGCCTACTCTCACGTGGTTGCTCTCACTGACCCAGCGGGCTGCGATCCGCTGGTCGAACTTGGACGGCCGGTATGAGGCGCTGCGACCTCTAGCCGGCCGTTCGTGTATCCGGGGCGATGAGGCTGCGATCTCAAAGCCCGGGTGACCGGTGTTGCTACTTGCGGCCGCGTCCGCCGCGGCGAGGGCCGTCCTTGAACATCTCGATGAAGACGCCGGTCTCCATCGTTCGCGTCTTCCCGGCCATCACGTACGGCATCTGGCCTGGCCCGTCGCCGAATCTCCACCAGTCGGGGTTCGCGCGGGCGAGGTATCTGAGTCCGTCGGGGGTGATGCTGTCGACCAGTTTCAGTTCCACAAGCAGCGCGGCGCCGGTTGTGAACGTGACGAACGGGGGCAGGTCGTCTTTCATCGGCATACACCGGTGACGGAAACTTCGGTCGAACGCGAGAATGTCGATAGCATCGACACGTGCAGGTCCTTCCTCCAAGTGGGGCGATCTGTGCTGCCGGGTCGTATTCGCAGTACGCCGGCGCGGGAACGGTCGGCCGGGTTAACCCGGTTCGGCCGTTTCTGCTGCTCAGGGCGGGTCAGTCATCTGCTTCCACTCCTCAGTTACTCGTCGTCCGCTTGCCATAGGCCGACGGAATAGATGTCCTCCCAGTACTCCAACGGCCCATCCTCGTCGTGGAACACGTTCACCAGGACGAGAACAGGTACGGGAACGTCCTCAGGTACTCGGACTTCCAGAAGGTCCAGCTCGTTCTGGGAGGCGAATCGAGCGGTTCGCCGCTCCGGCGACTTGGTGACCGTGCGCCCGGTCCGCTCCGTGTAGATCTCCTGCCAGAACCGGCCCATCGGCTCGGTGCTCAGCAGCTCCGGGACAGCGCTCAGCGCCCGGACATGGATGCAGGACAAGGCTGCGATCGTAGGAGTGTTGTCCCGCACGAATACCCGGGTGCGCAGCACGATCTCGTCGTGCAGATCGATCTCGAGCGCGTCCGCGACTGCCGCGTCTGCTGACCGGAGAGCTGCGGTGTGCTTGATGGACTTCTCCTTGTAGCCGTACGGGTCACCCGTGCGGCCAATCCTCTTCAGGCGTGCGGCGGCCGTCGTGGCGACGCGGGGGCGTTCGGCCACCACCGTGCCGACGCCGGGCTTGGCCACGGTCAAGCGTTCTGCCTTCAGGAGTTGGAACGCCCGGTTCGCCGTGGCGATCGCGACATCGAACTCCTCGCAGACCCTGTTCATGGACGGCATCTTGTCGCCAGGGGTGAGCGTGCCGTCCGCGATGAGCCGTCGGTAGTGGGTGGCGATCTCGGCATATCCAGCCTTGCCGCTCATGTGCCCGCCCCTTTCTTCATCGTCGTCTTGGTGTGAGCACTATAGTAGTGCTCTACTAGCCCTGACGGGTAACGCACCGAGGAGTCCCAGGGGGGATGGCATGGCGATTCCGAACGTGGATCATCCACTCGCATCCCCGTCCTGCTGCTTCTCCTCCAAGTCCGTACGCCGGCCCGGCTGGAGGACCCGCGTGTCGAAGTACTCGTCGACCGCATCGGTCGGGTACTTCAGGCGCGTCGTACCCGGCTCGATCACGGGCGTCGGGAACTTCGGGTCGGAGCGGGCGATGCGGTGGACGCGCTGGCGGCTCAGCCCGCGATGCTCCGCAATCTCCGGAATGGTCATCAACTGCGGGACCTCCTTGTCTCTCTCGTCGCTCAATGAATCTCCCTCAGTATGGACGAACCCTGTTGACAATGTCCACCAGGTGGAGGACTCTAGTACCAGCAAAACAACACGACCCCGGGCCAGCTCATCGCCAGACCGGGGCCGTGCGTCCCGGACGGTGTTCCCGCACCGAAAGGGACTTGGAACCGTCCTACCTGCGCTATCAGGAGGCCAGATCCGCATGCAGGATCTCACGGCAAGCATTCCCATGGCACCGCACCCCGGTGACTTCGTCCACCAGGCGGCGCCGACCATCCTCGAGACGTTCCCCGCTGGTTCCCCGTACGGCAGCTGGCCGGCTGATGCGTTCGCCGCCGCCCGCCGCAACGAGGGCATCAACGCCGAGGTCGTCATGAACCTCGCCACCGACTCCTTCCTCGTCGTCGTGAAGGCCGGTGCGTGATGGCTGACCGTGACTACACGAACGAAGAGATGCGGCTGCTGGAGATGTACCACCAGCTCATCGCCCTCAGCGACGACAAGGACGTGGCGGGCAGGTTCATCCTCCTCGGCACCAACGGGGCGATCGTCGCGCACGGTTCCCTCGCCGCCCGCGACATCGAGGCCGCCACTCTCGCGCTCGCCGCGCTCAACGAGGCGAAGGCCGCCACGGAGGAGTCCACCGGACACGCCGTGTACGCCTCCCTCCCGAAGGTGCCGATCGACCAGGACCTCGAGAACGAGCTTGAGGAGTACTGCATCAGCCTCGACACCGACCACCTGTTCGGCTTGGCCGCGCAGGACCAGGCCGCCGCGGTCGCCGAGTTCGACCAGATCACCAGCGATGTCGAAGGCGACGGGACCCTGTGATGGCCGCGCACCCGGGCACGCACGTGCACCCCGCGGACAACGCGGTCCCGCCCCTGAACGACGACCTCGCCGGCCTCCTCGACGACCTGGTCGGTTTCCACCGCGGGCTGGACCTCATCGCCGACGGCGTACGGCTCCTGGCGCTGGACCGGCTGACGATCCCCCAGACGCAGACCGTCGTCACCATGCTCGCCGGTTCCACCGACCCGGCCGGCACGCAGATCGACGTGGCCGCCCTTATCGCCGCCCTCGTCGCCCGGCTCCTCAACGCCGACGAGAACCCGGCCCTCCGCACCCTCCCCGCCGACACCCAGGACCAGGCCCGCACCGCGGGCGCCGACTTTGCCGACCACGACGCCTACATCACCCCCCGCTCTGACATCGCCAAGACCGTCTACGACCTCAACCCGATCTGACCGCGCCCGGTGCCGGGTCAGCCACCACGGTGGCCCGGTGCCGAGTACGGCCAGCACCATCCCGTCCCGCACCACCGGAAGGAGCACCACCCCATGAAGAAGCAGCTCATCCGCCTGTGGCACCTGGTCGCGAACTCCGGCCAGTGCAACGTCTGCTCCGGCTGGTTCGACAACTGGCCCGGCGGCACCTGCGCCGCCTGCATCAACAACGGCTACTGACCCACCCCGACCACCCGCCTGCACCACCCGGAAGGAGCCCGCCATGGCCGCCACCACCGACCAGACGACCACCACCACCGACGAGCCGCTGAACGGCCCCAAGTTCCGTGCCACCCACGGTGCAGAGGAGTGGAGCCCCGCCGAGATCGACGCCCAGCAGATCCTCGCCGAACTCGCCGCCTACGCCCCCGCCGCCTGACCACCGGAAGGACACCCGTACCCCATGGCCAACGACCACGTCCGCAACGCGACCCTCGCCCTCATCCCCCGCGACGGCTTCAACCGGCCCAGCGCCGGCCAGCTCCACGAGGCCGAAGTCCACGCCGCTCTCGCCAAGGCCGTCGAGCTGGGCCGGATCGCCGACGCGCTCGAGTCCCTCGCCGCCACCACCGCACTCGCGGACCTCGAGCCCGCCATCCACCACAGCCACTGACCCCAGCCCATCCGCCCGAACCCACCGGAAGGACATCGATCCCGTGCTCGCCACCCTCTTCGCCCGCCGCCCCCAGCAGGACACCCCGACCCCCGAGACCCCCGCCACGGACACCGGCGCCGCAGAGACCAACCAGAACCAGCAGCCGGACCGTCCCGAGAACCTGCAGATCAGGTTCCAGACGGTCGGCGGATCCTACGTCGACGTCACCGGAACCGAGTACCTCCAGGACAACCGGTGGCAGTGCCACGGCTGCAAAGCCACCTCGGAATTCCCCCAGCATGACTGGCTCAGCTTCATGCGCAGCAAGGCGAACAAGCACGCCAACGAGTGCCGCGCCATCCACCTCTGACGATCCCACTCCAGGAAGGACACCGATCCCGATGACCGCCACCCCGGCCCCCGGCACCGAGCCGACCCGCCCCGCCGTGGACGGCACCCTCGCGCCCACCGCGCCGGGGCAGCCCCCCATCACGCAGCCCCTCACCCGCACCCAGAAGACCCTCACCGGCGTCGTCGTCGGCGCCGTCCTCATCATCGCCACCCTCGGCTTCATCGGCTCCTACAGCGCCGTCACCCACCTCGCCATCCGCAAGGGCTTCGGCGAGTTCGCCCACGCCTTCCCCATCGCCGTCGACGCCGGCATCATCGCCTTCCTCGCCCTCGACCTCCTCCTCACCTGGCGCCGCATCGGCTTCCCCCTCCTCCGCTACACCGCATGGGGCCTCACCGCCGCCACCATCGCCTTCAACGCCGTCGCCGCCTGGCCCGACCCCGTCGGCGTCTCCATGCACGGCGTCATCCCCGTCCTCTTCGTCATCGCCGTCGAAGCCGCCCGGCACGCCATCGGCCGCATCGCCGACATCACCGCCGACAAGCACCTCGAAGGCCCCAACGCCTCCCGCTGGCTCCTCAACCCGGCCGGCACGTTCATCCTGTGGCGCCGCCAACGCCTGTGGAAGATCCGCCTGTGGGACACCGTCCTCGAGCTCGAGCGGGAGCGCCGCATTTATATCGGGCAGCTCCGCGGCACCTACGGCCGCGGATGGCGCCGCAAGGCCACCGCCGACCAGCTGCTCATCCTCCAGCTGTCCAAGGACGGCATGAGCGTCACCGAGGCCCTCGCGCTCCCCGCCAAGGAGGCGGAGAAGCAGCGCGCCGAGGAGGACCGCATCAAGCGGAACCGGGAGCGCGCCGAAGCCGACCGCCGCCGCCAGGCCGAGAACGAGCGCCGCGAGCAGAAGGAAGCCGACGAAGAGCAGGCCCGCCGCATCGAGGAGGAGCGCCTCGAACTCGAGCGCAAAGCCATCCAGGTCCAGCAGGAGAAGGACGAGGCCAACCGGCAGAAGCTGCTCGCCGACGCCCAGACCCGCGCCGACCTCGCCGAGATCCAGCGGCAGCAGCAGGAGAACGAGGCCGAAGCCGACCGCCGCCGCCAGGCCGCCCAGGACGAAGACGACCGACGCCGGCGCAACGAGCAACTCGAGCACACCCGCCTCATCACGGCCGAGCAGGAGAAGGCTGCCCGAGCCGCTCAGGTTCGCCGCGAGAACGAAGAGCGCGCCCGGAAGGAAGCCGAGAAGAAGCTGGACGCCAGCACCCGCGCCGTCGAGATGCTCCGCCGCGCGGACAGTGCCAGTGCCAAGCAGGCGGCTGCCAGCCGCACTACCAGCCCTGCCAGTGCCAGCGCCGCACCTGCCACCCCGGCTGCCAACACCACGACTGCCAGTGCCAGCCCGGCACCTGCCAACGCCCCCCACCCTGCCAGTGCCAACAGCCCGGCTACCAACGCCAGTCCTGCCAGTGCCAGCGCTGCTACCACCTCTGCCAGCACTACCAACCCGATTGCCACCGACCACGTCGTCGCCACCTACCAGCTGCTGCAGGAGAAGGACGGCAAGGCCCCGTCCGACGCCAGGCTCGGCGAAGCCCTCGGCGTCTCCCGCTCCCGTGCCCAGCAGCTCCGCACCCAGGCCATCAACGACGGCCACCCCGAGCTGGCAAAGCCCCTCCGGATCGCCTCATGACTAGCACTGGCAACTGGCAGCCCACTGCCAATCGACCCGACCGACACCTGCCAGCACTGGCAGAGGAAGACGCGATGGCAACCACCGACTGGCACACCCCTAGCACCCAGGAGCCCCGGCTGGCAGACCCGGCCGGGGTGCCAACCCGCGTCCGCCCCACCCCTGCTGGCAGCCGGCCACTGGCAACTCCGGTCCTGCCAGTGGCACCCGACTGGCCGTCCCGCTGGCACCTCCTCGTCCCCCGCGGCGTACGCAACCTGGCAGAAGCGTGGGGGCTGTGGCAGAACCCGACCCCGCTCATCCCCTCCGACCACCTCACCCAGACGTTGGCCGTCCTCGAGCGCTATGGCTGGGCCCGCTCCCTCGACTTCAGCCCCACCGGCCGGATGTGCATCCGCGGCGGTCAGACCCTCCTCGAGCACACCGGACACGTCACCCCCGCCAACCGGGCCCGCGCCGTCGACTACATGCAGCAAACCCTCCGCGAACACGGCGTCCACGAACCGTTCTTCGCCTGGAACGACCACACCGGCCGCACATTCCCGCAGGTCAAGCACCTCATCACCGCATCCGCCCACGCCGCACGAAAGAACGGAGAATAAGCCGTGACTCCCGAGGAATTCGACCAGGAATTCGGCCCCGAATTCACCCCGCAGCCCACCATCGATCCCACCCCATACGGCTTTTCCCCGCACGCCGTAAAGCCCGTGAAGACCGGTCTCACGCCGCGCGGAAAGGTTGCCCTCGCTATCAGCGCGGCCGCGATCGCCACGGGCGGCATCGTTGGTTACCAGGTGTATTCGGCAGACCAGGCCCAGAGTGAAGCCAAGGCGCAGGAAATCGCCTACAAGAAAGACCTTCTCGAGCTGGAAAAGCTGAAGGTGCAGAGCCAGGTCAACAAGACCCAGGACAGTGCTACCAGCGTCCGGCAGAAGCAGGTCGATGCCTGCGTCGCGAACAGCAAGGACCTCGTCGGCAAGTCCCTGAACAGCAGCTACCGGGACATCGTGGAGGCCTGTCAGGCCCAGTACACGGGCAGCGGCAGCGACGCCGACATGCAGACCGCGGCGTCCTCACATGCCACCTCGGGCGGCGTCAACAGCGGGGTCTTCCTCGTGGGAGGCGTCTTCGTCGTCGGCCTCGTCGTCCTCGTCAGGAAGGGCACCAGGAGCAACGCAGCGTAGTTACTCCCGCCGACCCTTCCGACGGAAAACAGCAAGATCCCCCCACGCCAGAACCTCATGATCGGTCTTCCTTCTGGCGGGGGGCGTCCGGGAGGAACTACCCACAGTAAGGATTGAGATGGCAAGCGACACCGCGCCGGCAGCCGTCCCCGACCCGATCGGCCAGCCCGCGACCGACACCTCAACCGGCCCGGCCACCGGGCCGGTTACCGGCCTGCTCGCCCCCATCGAACCCGCCCGGCCCACCTCTGCGGCCTTCAACCTGGACCCGTCCGCCGTCGCCCCCGACGCCGCCGGAAGCGTCGATCAGGCCCCCGCCAGCGCCTCCAGCTCCACCTACCAGAACGACACCGACATCACGGGCGCCAAGGACGGAAAGAACAGCAGCAACAAGCAGCAGACCGGAGTGATGCGCGCATTTGCACTGGCTGCTATCGAGCGGTGGAAGAAAGGCGCCGACGCACGCAACAAACGCCTCGACATTCAGAAGGCGAAAGCAAGTGCACACCAGACGAAGGAATCCCGCACCGTCAACCGGTCCGAAAAGTTTGCGGGCGGGTCCACGAATTCCGGCACGGCGTCCGGTAAGTCGCTGGATTCCAAGACGCACAAGGGTGCGGGCGGCTCCGGAAACGGCGGATCGAAGAACGGTTCGCAGAAGAACGGCGGGTCGAAGAACAGCAGCTCAGGCAACGGTTCGGGGGGCGGTTCCCGGTCTGGCGGACGTTCCGGCAGTGGTGGCGCGTCGGGATCGGGAGGGTCCGCCGGTGGCCGCGGCTCGAGCGGAGCGTCCGGCCGCGGCGCCGCTGGGAACAGCAACAGCGGAACCTCCCCCAAGACTTCGAAGACCGACTTCAAAGGCCACAGCGGGTCCTCCCAGAACGGCACCGACAGCAAGAAGAACGGCCGCAAGGACGCGGCTGGCACCAAGACGGACACGGCGACCTGCGGCGACTCCTCCGGGATCAGCCTGACCAAGGACAAGAAGAGCAAGAACCGCGACAACAAGTCCGACGCCCGGAAGAACGGTCGTACCGACACCACGGACGCCAAGGGCAGCAGCAAGGACACCACGTCCGGCAGGACCAGCAACGGCAAGGGCGCGGACGCGGTCGGGTCTTCCGCCAAGCCGTCCAACGCCGGCGACACCAAGACCGGCAAGACCCGAAAGAGCAGCAAGGACAGCAACCCGGCCGCCAGCGGCACGCCGATCAACACCCAGCCGTCCCGCGAAGCCGGATACCGCGACGGATCCCGCACCGCCAAGGCCACCGCCCACGTCAAGGCCTACCGCGACGGCTTCAAAGACGGCCACCACGACACCAGCAAAGCCGCCGAACGAGAGAAGCAGCGTCTCGACGAGGCGCACGAGGCACGCAAGCAGCAGCGAGCAAAGGACCAGCCCGTGACCGCCTCCAGCGCCGACCACCAGCCCCAAGGCCCCCAGCCCATCGACGTCAAAGAGGTCACCGACACCCACGTCACCCTCGACAGCGGGAAGACCTACACCCGCGGCGAGGTCCGCAACCTCAAGCAGTACGAACGCCGCATGGCCGTGAAGGCCACCAACATGGGCAAGGCCGCCGAAGGCACCCGCCAGCTCGAGGCCCACGCCGAACAGCAAGCCGACAAGGCCTTCAAGTTCCTCGAGATGGCCAAGACCGTCGAAGGCGGCGACCGGTTCGTCGGCATCCTCACCCGCCTCCACGAGGCCGCCACCATCCAGATCCGCGAAGCCCAGGAACTCCACAAGCGAGTCGTCCGCGCAGCTGAGAACACCCGCGTCGTCCTCGTCAACGTCGAGATCCGTTACGGCGGGATCTACAAGGCCGTCTGCGAAAGCCCCCTGACCAAGCCCGCCGAACTCAACTGGTACAGGAAGTAGCCCCCATGGCAGACACCCGCTACGAACAGTTCCTCCGGCTCGTCACCGACTTCGGCAACGAGATCATGGCCGACGCCGAAGCCCTCCGCGGCTGGTCCCAGTTCATCGACGGCGAATCCCGCGACACCGCCCACGTCGCCGACATGATCTCCGCGAAGCGCGTCGACAAGGACACCGTCGGCGAAACCCAGGAACTCGCGAAGATCATGCTCGGGGTGTCCGAGCAGGCCATCCAATACGCCTCCGCCGGGGACACCACCACCCGCCTCGCCCGAGCCAGCCACGACGAAGCCGTCAACAGCCACCAGGCCATCAGCGAGCAGGTCAACGCCTCACCCGCAGTCGGCATCCACGACGTCGACAACGACTGGCTCACCCAGGAATAGCCCCGCTACGCCCGCCCCCGAACCCGCCGCACCCTCGAAGGAATCCCCGATGAGCATCAACGCGAACACCACCAGCCAGCCCGCCGCCAGCACCACAGAACGCCGTATCGCCAGCATCACCAGCGCCGCCCCCATCGTCATCGGCATGGGCTCCCCCTTCCTCGACGGCAGCGCCGCCTTCCTCACCACACTCGCCTACGGCAGCGTTGCCGCCCTCACCACCGCCAACTACATGAACCGGCTCCCACCCGGCCTGCAGAACCATCTCCCGGCCGCCGACATCCTCCGCGCCCACCGCACCCCCCTGGCCATCTCCACCCTCACCAGCGGCATGGCACTCGCCCTCGGCGTCCTCCAGGGCCCCGATGGCGCCGACGCCCTCCTGGCCGGCTTCCTGACCCCGCTCAGCGTGCCAGGCATCGTCTCCCTCGGCTGGTGGGCCGCCGTCGGCTTCGTCCCCCTCAAACTCCGCAAGGTCCTCGGCCGCGTCCGCATCCCCAAGCAGCCTGCTCCCGCGGCCGATGCACCCAGCCCCACACCCGAACCCCTCACCCCCGCAGAGCAGATCGCCTACCGCTGGCACCAGATCGTCTCCAACCGGGAAACCGGCACCCACAGGGGCCAGAACATCGAGATCCGCACCCTGTCCACGATGCGCTGGCAAGGCACCATCACCGCCCCCGCAGGCCAGTCCGTCACCGTCACCGCCGACACCGTCTCCAGCGCCTACCAGTCCACCCCCTACCAGGTCCGCGCCGCCTGGATCCGCTTCGAGGACGGCGCCCACTCCGGCGAACGCCACATCACCGTCAACCTGGTCCCGCCCCTCGAACTCGACACCAACACCCTCCAAGGCGCCTGGCGCAAGTGGGCCGCACGCTCCGGCGGCGTCATGGCCGGCACCCACCTCGAAGACGTCCAGACCGACCCCAACACCGGCGGCGAAGTCGCCCACGTCACCGCAGGAGAGAACCTCGACAAGCTGCCCGTCCCCGACCGGGCCGCCCTCGCCGGCGCCCTCCGTACCAACACCCTCCTCTGCTCCTACGCCCCCGTCCCCGGAGACCCCCGCCGCGGCATCATCCGCCTGATGAAGCACAACCCCCTCAAGAAGGGCGTCCCGTTCCCCGGCACCCACGTCCTGAAGATCTCCAAGGGCGGCTACGTCCAGATCGGCCAGCACGTCTCCGGATTCCCCGCCCGCATCCAGTTCGTCGACCCCAAACTGGGCGCCAAGCACCTCTTCATCGCCGGGGTCACCGGATCCGGCAAGGGCGGCCTCATCCAGATCGTCGCCCTCGCCGACCACGTCAACGGCCACGCCATCATCTACGCCGACCCCAAGGGCTCCTCCAACCCAGACGTCGAAGAGATGGCCTGCTACCCCGGCCTCGGCGAAGACGGCTGCATGGGAGCCCTGCGCGTCGCCTACGCCCTGCTGCAGTGGCGGATCGAAGAGTCCGCGCGGCTGAAGATGAAGAACTTCATCGCCACGCCCGAACGCCCCTGGGTCCGCGTCATCCTCGACGAAGCCCACGTCCCACTGTCCGAACTGGTCCAGTACCGCAAGGAAGCCCGGATCATCGTCGAAGCCCTGGCGGCCAAGGCCCGCTCGCTCGGCATCATCCTGACCGTCGTCAACCAGGCCGTGAACGCCGACAAGCTCGGCGGCTCCACCGCCTTGCGAACCAACGTCATCCAGGGCGGCTCCCTCGTCATGCTCCGCACCGACTCCGACCAGAGCAACCTCGTCACCACCGGCTTCGAAGGCGTCGACCCCGGCCAGATCCCCGCCGCCTGGGACGTCGACCGCCCGCTCATCTACGACGAGAGCATCGCCCTCCAGGACCCCGAATCCACCTTCGGCCTCGGCTACACCCTCGGCCCCGGCGGAGCCGCCGAAATGATGCGCGACTTCATCCTCGAGTCCGCCGCCCCCTACATCGACGAGACCGCCATCGCCTACCCCGCCGACTGGCCCGACTGGGACAACCGGCACGAGATCGCCCAGACGTCCATCCTCGGCGACGACGAAGACGAGGGCATCGTCATGGAAAGCAGCACCGGCGGCAGCGCCACCCTGGCCGGCCCGCCGAAGGAACCCACCGCCGACGAGAAGATCCTCGCCGTCCTCCAGGACGCCGCCGACCCGATGGGCGAAGAGGTCATCTACACGCACAAGGACGACATCGAGAAGCTCGCCGCGCTCACCACCTCCACCCTTGAGAACCGGCTTTCACGGCTGGTCAAGGAGGGGCGAATCCACCGCATGCCCGGCAGCGGCCAGGCCGTCCGCGGTAAGTACGGCCTCGGCCCCACCCCGAACGACGCCGCCGCCTGACCGGCCCGGGGGGAAGCGCCTCAGACAAACCCCCGCCCGTACGCCACCATCAGAACTGCACGGCCCGGAGCTCCGGAAGCGTCCCCCCGCCCCAAGCACCGCAAGCCGCGCAACACCCAGCTCGGACCAGCCCACCCCAGGCCCCCGAGCACAACGGCCCCGCCAGTCATCCCCAGACCGGCGGGGCCGACCCATACCCGCACACGGGACCGCCCGGGGGGAAGGCAGCTCAGACAAACCCCCCAACCTGCGACAGCATCAACACCAAGCCGAAGTGCTCCGGCCGCGTCCGCCCCAAGCACCCAGGCACACCACGGCCCCGCCCGCCCAACTTCCCCGGGCAGCGGGGCCGGCCCGCAGACGAGGGAGCCGAACGTGCACGACCAGCCCACCGCGCTCGAGGAATACGACTGGCCGACCTGCAGCACTCCCCAATGCGGGCGGCAACTCTGGATCACCGAAACCGGACGCCAGGCCTGCCGCCCCTGCGAAGACGCCACCAGCCGCCGCATCACCGAACTCCCCGCCCTGTTCCGGCAGCTCAACACCACAGCCGCCCTCATGCGCGGCGCCAGCCGGATAGGCGGCGGCAACTCCGGCAGCAAAACCCCGCCCATCCCGCCCCGGCTCGAAGTTCTCGCCCTCGTCGGCCCCGGCGGCGTCGCAGCCCGACTCCGGGACATCGAGGACTCGTGGCGCAACGCGCTCGACTGGCCCATCGCTCCGTGGCGCGGCAGCCCGGCGCAGGCCGTCCCCGCCCACGCCAAGTTCCTTGCCGACAACCTGCTGTGGGCATGCGGGTCCTACGAATCCGTCGGCCAGGACATCGACGACCTCCGTAAACTCCACGGCGAATGCACCGCCATCGTCAACAACGAACGCCGACCCGGACGCGTCGCCATCGGCCTATGCCCCACCCGCACCAACGACACCCTCTGCGGACAGCCACTCACCGCCACAGCCGCCTCCCACCGCGTCCGATGCGGCACCTGCGGAAGCCGCTGGGAAACCCTCGGAGAGTGGCGCCAGCTTCGCACCGCACAAGAGCAAGTGCTCGCTGAAACGGCAGGAGTCGCGGCGTGACCGGCCGCTCCCTCCCGGTGCTGCAGCCCACACTCCGCATGTGGCAGATCCTCCGCCACTGCTACCGCGGCGAAGACCCCGTCGCCGTCCTCGGACGCGGCCTCGACATGCTCGCCCAAGCCGACGGCCACCTCCACCCCGGCGGCAGCATCAAAACCGGGATCGGCGGCAGGCCCACAGTCAGAAGGCAGCCGTGAGCGAGATCGCCGACTTCCTGCGGGCCCGGTACACGGAAGATGGCGCAGCGATCCGCGCCAACTGGAATGCCAGCGGCATCACTTCGCAGCGGTATCAGGGCACCCCTATCGACCCGACGCGGCTCCTTGCCGACCTCGACGCCAAGCTCGCCCTCATCGACGACCTGCTCGCCGAGGGCCATCAGACGGTCGATGACGAGTGGTACACCTGCCCCGCCGTCGTCGACCAGCAACTGGGTTTCGAGTCGGGACGTGGCGGCCCCTGTGGCTGCGGACGTGACAGGCGCGTCAACCGGCGACTCGCCATCCTTGCCCTGCCCTACGCCGGATACCCCGACTACCGGAACGAGTGGGCGCCGTGAACGAGCAGCCCAAAGCCGCCGCCGATCACCGATGAACACAGCGGCCGAGAGGTGCCCAGGAGAGACGGGCTTGACAGATCGCCCATCTGTAAGTCACATTCTTGATCGTGGCACACGAGTCACAACACGCTCCTTAAGCCCCCGCCGTGAACACACCGGTCGGGGGCTTTCTCGTACCACGAGGAGGTGACGTGGTCGCCTACCCCAACCCAGACGGCATAGAAATCCACTTCGCCCAACTCGAAGGCAGCCGCGACCTCGGCGACCTCTGGGAAGCCGCCCGCACCGCAGGCGTAAAACCCGGCACCATCCGCGTCTGGATGACCAGAGGAAAGATCGAACCCGTCCTCGACGGCCCAGCCGGCCAGTACTTCCACCTCCCCACCATCCGGCAAGCAGCAGCAGGCGGCGCCAAACACCGCCCCGCCGACCCCGCCGCAAACAGCCGCGGACCCCACGCCCGCGCCGCCTGATCTCCCTGCGGTGGGCGCCGCAGGGACGGGCCTCGAAGCGCACCGCGCTCGGCCCACGTCCGCCCGGCCCTTGGGAAGGGGACCGGGCGGACACAAACCCCGAACGTCCCGCCGCCCAATCGGACCCCCGCCGAGGGCGGCGGGACTCGCCAACACCCCCACACCAGGAGAACCGTGCGCCGCCCCCTCATCACCGCCCTGTTCGTCGCCGCGTTCCTCGTCGGACCCGTCGCCTGCACCCACGACAACCCCAGCCCCGCACCCAGCACCACGACGGCAACACCGAGCAAGCCGCCGAGCACGGCGCCATCCACGACACTCCAGCCGACCCCGCCCGTGTCGCCTTCGCCCACGCCCACGCCGACCACTGCACCGAGCGCGCCGAACCCCACACCCAGCGCCACCACGCCATAGACCTGGGGGTGCCATGCGCCGCATCCTCACAACCGCCGCACTCGCCGCCGGCCTCCTGCTCGCCAGCCTCACCGCACCCACCGCGGCCGGCAGCACCCCGACCTGGCACCTACGCTTCACCGACGGATTCAACACCCCCGTCGCCAAGGGCCGTTTCACGGACTGCAATCACGCCGTGGACACCCCGAAGGCGTACTGCGGCGGCCTCACCGGCACCGTCCGCGCCAGCTGGTGGGCGTACCCCGCGGGCTGGCCCGACACCGCCACCCAACGCCACTATCCGGTCGGCGGCTACTACGACCCCGCCACCACCCTGTGGATCTCCGGTGGACAGCTCCACATCCGCATGTGGCGCGGCGCCTCCGGCCCCGTCCACTCCGCGACCGTCGTCCCCAAGGCCCTGATGGGCCAGCGGTACGGCCGGTACGAGGAACGATGGCGCGTCTCCAAGGCCGCGACCGGCTACAAGAGCGCGCACCTGCTCTGGCCCGTGACGGACAGCGCCTGCCCCAACTGCGAAATCGACTTCCCCGAAGGTAACTGGACGGGCAGCGTCAACGGCTACGCCCACCACCTCAACAGCATCGGCGGCGACCAGGACGCCTACGACGCCCGCGCAAAGTGGACCGACTGGCACACCACGGTGATCACCTGGCAGCCCGGCAGCGTCACCCTGGCCATCGACGGGCGCACGGCCGGCCACAGCACCACGGCCGTCCCCAACACCGCCATGAGCTGGGACATCCAGAACGAGACCGCCCTCGAAGGGCCAGCCCCGGCACCGAACACCAGCGCCCAGATGGACATCGAGTACGTTAAGGGCTGGTCGTGGAGCTGACGTCGGAGGAAGCATGACTACGCGCTATGTGCTGCTGCTGTGGCACCTGGACCGCTCCGGCATCCAGCAGGCTTTCGGGCCCTACGACAGCGAGGCTGAAGCCGAACGCGCTCGCGACGGACTCAAGACGTGGCCCGCACTCAACGCCGCCACAAACGCCGACTGCTGGACCATTCAGCCCTGCACGGCAACAGCTTGACCGTCAGCCCAGCGACGCGGCGAACTTCCCCGCCTTCGCTTCAGCCGACGACACGGTGACCTTCCCCCGGTGCGAGATCTCCACCTGGTAGAACTTCGAGCCCTCCGGGACACCCGGCACCTTCACGGCGAACACGCACGGAGCCGTCGAATCCTCGCTGGCGTATCGGCCAGCACCCAACGCGCCCGTACCGAGAACCTTCCCCTCAGCGTCGTACACCGTTACCCCGGCGCCCTGACGGATGTCGCCATAACCGTCCGACCCGCCGCACGCCTTGTGGTCGAAATCCAGCGCCGTCGGATCGGTCAACGTCATCGACCCCCGCAGCGTGAACGTCTTCGGCGCGCTCGATCCGCCGTCGGACAGGCCCCACACCAAACCCACGGCGCCCGCCCCAACGACAAGACCGGCAAGCCCGGTCACCAGCGGACGCGGCCAACGCCTCCCTGCAGCAGGCGGATTCTCGGGCAACGGCGGCACGGCAGGCGCATCGGTCAGCTCAGACATGCCGCGAATGATGACAGCCCACACACAAGGCGTACACGCCAACGACCAGATCGTGACCAGCGCGGAAGGAGTTGACGGTGCCGTCCATCGTCCAGAACATCGCCCTCGGCAAGGTCGCCTACTACGCGTCCCTCCCCGCCGCCAACGACGCCCTCATCGCCGTGCCCATCGAAACCGCAGGCATCGTCTCCGATGCAACCATGCGGGACTACCACGACCTGCAGACCCTCCTCGCCGGCGCGAGCAACGAGCAGACGACCATGGGCCGCAAGACTTTGTCGGGCGTGACCGTGACCGTCGACGACACCAACGACCGCGTGGCTGTCGACTCCGCAGACATCGTCTGGACAGGTGCAACGGGCAACCCGATCAGCGCGATCGTCATCTGCTACGTGCCCGACAACACCGCACCGAACGACGCGACAACGATCCCGCTGACGAAACACGATTTCGCTTTGACCCCCGACGGCAGCGATATCGCAGCAACTGTTGCGGACTTCTACCGCGCCAACAGCGCCGCCTGACCCCGGCCGCCCGGGAGGGATGAACCATGGCGCTCATCTCCACCCTCGTCGACGACTTCAACGACGGCATCGTCGACCCCGCGAAATGGCCCAACAGCTTCGGCACATACTCGGAGGTCGGCGGCCGCGCCCGCGTCTCCTGCGACACCGGCTTCAACGCCTACAGCTCAGCCCTCGCGTACACGCTCGCCGGATCCTCGATCTACCTGCGCGGCTACCCGCCCGCGGCAGGAGGCGCCACCACCGAAGCGTGGGCGCAGATCCTCATCAAGTCGAGCACAGGCGGCACGGACCTCGGCTTCGAGCTGAGAGCGTTGACCGGCGAACTCGTCATGTTCTCCCGCACCGGATTCTTCGACGCCGCAGCCGTGAACATCCCCTACTCGCCAACCGCTCACGCGTGGCTCCGAGTACGGGAAACAGGCGGCACGGTCTCCTGGGACACCAGCCCCGATGCCGCGACCTGGACCACCCGGCGCACCCTCGCCAGTCCGGCATGGGTCGCCGACGCCAATCTTGAGTTCCAGCTCATCGCCCACCGCGACAGCGGCACCGCCGACTTCGCCGAGTTCGACAACGTCAACATCACCGGAACCCGCGTCGCCCTCGGTACGGCCGGCGAGACGGACACCGCGCGGACGCTCGGCGCCCGGAAGACGAAGCTCCCGCCCCTCGCGACCGGCATCGAGACGGCCGTCGCACTGGGCCGACGCAAGACCCACACCCTCACGCCAGCAGCCGAGATCGCGACGGCCGTAACCCTGGGTTCCCGCGTGGGTGACGACGACATCGACGTCACCATCGGCCAGCCCTACAGCCCATGGACCGCAGGCCAACCGACAGGCGCGTCGTGGTCCGTGGGCGAACCGCATTGAGAGGTGGTGGACATGCAACTGCCCGCCACCACCACCGAATACGTCCGCATCCCCGTCACCCCACCTGCCGGAGTCAACATCACCGGCACCCCACCGAAGCTCGCGTTCCTGCCCACCTCGAACCGCGGCAACCCGACGGTCACCGACTGGCAGACCGGGACGTGGGCCAACGGCACCGAGGCGCGGCTCCTCGTCGGACCCGACAGTGGCGCGCTCACCCTGGCCGCAGGCGACTACCGCGTCTACGTGTCCTTCGACCCACCCGGCTCCGAGAACATCGTCCGCCTGTCCGGCTACCTCGGCATCACGTAGAGGGAGGATCGCGTGAGGAAGCGCAAGCCGCCGCACCGGCAGCCACGCGGGCCACGCGCCACACTCCCCACCGCGCGACCGCAGACACCAGGCCCGCCATGCGGACCCAACCTGCACCCCGAGATCAGCAGCGACCCGTGGTGGACCCACAACCACAACCTGTGCGGATGCTGGCACCAACACGACGAATGCCCCTGCGATCTCGTCGCCCACGTACCCGCCCACCTCGCAGCAGGCTGCACCTGCTGACCGCAGCGAGGAGGCCGCCATGCCACGACGAACCGGCTGGCGCGTCTGCTCAACACCGCGATGCCCCGAGTTCACGGACAAGGGCGGCAAGTGTGACGGCTGCCGATCCGAGGCAGAGCAGCGACGTGGCACGGCACGGCAACGCGGATACGGCAAGCAACACGAGCAGCGCTTCAGACCCGGCGTGCTGGCCCGCGATCCACTGTGCGTCTGTGCCGAGGAGAGCCACGGTCACGGCTCACCCTGCGGCCAACGATCCGTACACGCCGACCACTGGCCACTCAGCCGACGCGAGCTCACAGCCCAAGGCCTGGACCCCGACGACCCGAAGCACGGACGCGGACTGTGCCAGAGCTGTCATGCCAAGGAGACCGCCGTTGCCCAGCCGGGAGGATGGAACCAGTGACCGCGCTCGGCATCCTCCTCGCTCACCTGGTCGGCGACTACCTGACCCAGTCCCACTGGATGGCAACCGAGAAGACCAAGCGCTGGTGGCCAGCATGGGCGCACGCCATCACCTACGGCCTGCCGTTCATCCTCATCACGAGGTCAGTGCCGGCTCTCGTTGTGATCGTCGCGACTCATGCAGTCATCGATCACTACCGGCTTGCTCGGCACATCGTCTGGGCCAAGAACTTCCTCGCCCCAAAGGCCTACTGGCACCCATGGTCAGAGTGCTCGGCGACGGGCTACCACCAGGACCAGCCGGCCTGGCTCGCCGTCTGGCTGATGATCATTGCCGACAACACCATGCACCTGGTGATCAACGCGGCGTCGGTGCGGTGGCTGTGATGGTCACTCCCGGTGACGGAGGCTTGATCATCCCCACCCGGGGGACGGTCCAAGGTGATTCACTCTGGACCGCCGGGGAGGGACACAAGGTGTGCGTCAAATTCAAAACTTTCAGAGATCAACTTCGCCTTGATCGTTAGTCACGTACCGTGACAGTCCGGAGCAAGATCGGGAACAGTGGGCGGCCCGCGATCGTTGAATTGACGTGAGCAACTCCCGTCTCTGCCGCGGCTGTCAGCAGCCGTTCCCTATCGGTGCGCGCGAGCGCAACCCGCGTGTTTGGTGCAGCGACTCGTGCCGCCGGTGGGCGGGTCTTCATCCGGGCGAAGTACGATCCACGCAGCGAACCTGCATGGGGTGTAAGGCCGACATCTCCCATCGGCCGATGCAAGCCAAGTGGTGCTCGAAGCGCTGCTTCGAGACCGTCAAGGGGACGCGGCGAAGTACGCCACTGCTGGGCGCCATCTGCGCTCTCGCGGAGTGCGGAGCCCCTTTCCAGCCGAAGCAGGAAGGGCAGCGCTGCTGCTCGGAGAAGCACGGCAAGCTCCAATACAACCGCGAGTCGCGCGCCGACGGACGTCAGAAGTCCTCGGTGTGGAACGACAAGCGCCGCGACAACTACCACCGCCGCCGGGCCTTGAAGAAGGCCACGGCAACTGGCGAACCGGTGCTGTTCGCGGAGATAGCGGAGCGGGACCGCTGGCGTTGCTCCCTCTGTAAGAAGGTCGTGAATCCGGCGGTGAAGTGGCCGGACCCGAAGAGCCCGAGCCTGGATCACGTGGTGCCGCTCTCGAAGGGCGGCGCGCACGATCCCTCGAATGTCGCCTTGGCGCACCTGGGGTGCAACACGGCGAAGAACAACCGTGGCGGCGGCGAGCAACTGATGCTGATCGGCTAAGCACCGTGCGGGAGGATATGGCAGCCTCCCTGCGTTTCGCCTGCAGTACGACACCGGAGCCCCCGCATCGTCGGGGGTTCCGCCATGTCTGGACCGGCTGTGCGCAAGGCCAGCCGGGTGTGATCGCCGCAATGGCGTGATCAAGGAGTTCGACATGCAGTGGTTTCTGCTGGGTACGGCGCTGTGGCTTGTGCTGGGCGCCCTTTCCTCGGTGACCTCGGTCGGTAAGGAGAGGAAGCCGATCTCTGGAGGTACGGCCGCCGTAGGAGTGCTGATCCATGGGGCGTTGGCCGCCGGGCTGATCGTCGCTGCAGTGGGGTGGTCGCATGCCTAGCGGCGGTGCGCGTGCACGCTCCGGTCCTGCCCCTGACCCGACTGCGCTGCGGCGTGACCGGGATGCCGGCGAGTGGACGATCCTGCCTGCGGAGGGCCGACAGGGCGCAACGCCCGAGTGGCCGCTGACCGAGCAGACGATCCGTGAAGCCGACCTGTGGGGCGCCTTGTGGCGGAAGCCACAGGCGATCATGTGGGAGCGGTATGGCCAGGAGTTCGAGGTGGCGCTGTACGTGCGCCGCTTCTCCGAGGCCGAGTTGATGGACTCCCGGGTGAATCTGTCGACGCTAATCCGGCAGATGGCGGACTCGCTGGGTCTGACGACGCCGGGGATGCGGGCGAACCGGTGGCGGATCGCGGTCGATGAGGTCGCGGAGCGCCGTGAGGGGGCCGGGAAGCAGCAGCCGGCCACGCGGCGCGCGGCTCGGGATCGTTTCAAGGTCGTGCCCGGTGACGGGGGCGAGTGAGCAGGTCGTCCAGTGGCCCACGCTCGGCTTTCTGATCGCGGACTGGGTTGAGGCGCACTGCGTCATCCCGGACGGGTTCTCTGCTGGTGAGCCGTATGTTCTGACGGACGAGATGCTGTGGTTCTTCCTGAACCACTACCGGGTGAAGCCCGGGGCGACGCGCGAGCGCTCGATGTTGTCGCCAGCGTCGGCGTTCCATTTCCGGCGTAGCCAGCTGGTCCGTCCGCAGAAGTGGGGCAAGGGACCGTTGACTGCCGCGCAGGTCTGCGTGGAGGGTGTCGGGCCTGCCGTGTTCGCCGGTTGGGCGGCTGGCGGCGAGGTCTACGACTGCCGGGTTCACGGCTGCGGCTGTGGCTGGGTGTTCGAGTACGAGCCGGGCGATCCGATGGGTATGCCGTGGCCGACGCCGCTGATTCAGATCACGGCGTTCTCGGAGGAGCAGACCGACAACATTTACGGCGCCCTCAGGCCGATGATCGACAAGGGTCCGTTGTCGGAGCTGATTCCGAAGACGGGCGAGGAGTTCATCCGCCTTCCGGGTGGCGGCCGCGTCGACACGGTGACGTCGTCGGCCCAGTCTCGCCTCGGCCAGCGCGTGACGTTCGTGCCTCAGGACGAGACTGGCATCTGGACGACTGAGAACAAGATGCAGAAGGTTGCCGATACGCAGCGGCGTGGCCTGGCGGGTATGGGTGGCCGGTCGACGGAGACGACGAACGGCTGGGACCCGTCGGAGAACAGCGTGGCGCAGCGGTCGTTCGAGGCGAAGGTCCAGGACATCTTCCGGGACTTTCGCAAGGCGCCGGCCGATCTGAACTACGCCAAGAAGACGGACCGTCGGAAGATCCATAAGGCGGTGTACGGCGACTCCTGGTGGGTCGACCTCGACGCGATCGAGGCCGAGGCCGCGGAGTTGCTGGAGCGTGACCAGGCGCAGGCGGAGCGGTTCTTCGGGAACCGGATCACGGCCGGTACCGGTACATGGCTGGCCCGGGATCGTTGGGATCTGCGGGCGGTACCCCGTGAAGTCCCGGACGGTACGCCTGTTGTCCTCGGCTTCGACGGCTCGGACATCGACGACTGGACCGGCATCCGCGCCGAGACGCTGGACGGCTATCAGTTCACACCGGTGTACAGCTCGCTGGAACTGCCGACTATCTGGGATCCAGCCGAGTGGGGCGGTCAGACGCCGCGGCTTGAGGTAGATGCGGCGGTGGATGAACTGATGCGTCGCTATCGGGTGGTGCGCATGTACTGCGATCCGCCGTACTGGCCAACCGAGGTCGATACCTGGGCGGAGCGGTACGGCGAGAAGCGCGTGGTCCGCTGGTACACGCACCGGGATGTTCAGACGCATGCGGCCTGCGAGCGCCTGTTGACGGACGTGACAAAGGCCGACAGCGGATTCACGCACGACGGTTGCGAAGACACATCGGCGCACGTGGGGCACGCGCGGAGGGCGGCCCGCACCGCTGGCCGCTACGTGCTCCGGAAGGCCGCGCCCCATCAAAAGATCGACATGGCGATGGTGTCCATCCTCGCCCACGAGGCGGCGGGCGACGCAATCGCAGCTGGCCAGGCCCGGCCGAAGGTTTCCCGGAAGACGACTGTGATGCGCTGACGATGACGGGGGTGACCTGTGGCCCTCGACCTCGAGCCGGATGCCTGGCTGAAGCGGCTGATTGCGGCGCACGACAACGACCTGCCGCAGCTGCGGTTGATGGACAGCTACTACGAGGGCACGCAGCCTCTGTCGTATCTGGCGCCGGAGATCCAGTCGGAGCTGTCGGACCGGATGCGGCAGCTGGTCATCAACTGGCCGCAGCTGGTCGTCGATGCGCTGGATGAGCGGCTGGACGTCGAGGGTTTCCGGTACGCGGACTCGGAGACGACGGCCGAGGATCTGTGGTCGGTGTGGCAGGCCTCCGACATGGACGAGGGCAGTCAGCAGGCCCACGTTGACGCGCTGGCGCTGAAGCGCTCCTATGTGATCATCGGTGCGAACGAGACCGACGAGTCGACGCCGATCATCACGGCCGAGTCCGCGCTGGAAGTCTTCGCCGAGCGGGATCCGCGGACGCGTCAGGTGATGGCGGCGATCAAGCGGTGGGATGAGCCCGCGGCGGCCGGGTCCGCTCCGGTGAAGTGGGCGACGCTGTATCTACCGAAGAAGCGGTGCACGTTCGAGCAGCAGAAGGGCGTCTGGGTCGAAGTCGACCGGGACGAGCACAACGTGGGCCAGGTGCTGGTGGTACCGCTGGCGAACCGGCCGCGGCTTCGGCATCTGGACGGCACGTCTGAGCTGCGTTCGGTGATTCCGATCTCGGACGCGGCATGCAAGATCGCCTCGGACATGATGGTGTCTGCGGAGTATCACGCGATGCCGCGCCGGTGGGCGACGGGCATGTCCCGGGATGATTTCGCCGACGAGAACGGGCAGCCGCTCGGCGCAATGTCGTCACTGGCGGGCCGTCTGTGGGTGAACGAGGGCGAGAGCGTCAAGTTCGGCCAGTTCCCCGAGGCGCAGCTCTCGAACTTCCACGAGACGATCAACGTTCTTGCCCGGCTGGTGGCCGCCCTGACAGGCCTGCCTCCCGCGTTCCTCGGCCTGGCCACCGACCAGCCGCCGTCGGCGGATGCGATCCGTGCGTCGGAGGCCCGCCTGGTGAAGCGTGCGGAACGCAGGCAGCGGGCGTTCGGTGAGGCGTGGGAGAGGGTGATGAGGCTCGTTCTGCTCGTGCGGGACGGCGACTTGGACCCGCGGACCCGCAAGCTGGAGACGGTCTGGCGGGACCCGGCGACGCCGACCTACGCCCAGAAGGCGGACGCGGTCGTCAAGCTGCACACCAGCGGCATTCTGCCGACGGAGCAGGCCTGGGAGGACCTCGGCTACTCGGCGGTGCAGCGGGACCGGATGCGGGGCATGCAGGATGAAGCCCTGACCCGTATGACCGCGATGGATCTACAGCAGCTGTCTACGGCCCAGCCGGAGCCGCAGCCCTTCGAGGCCCCTCCGGGAGGCTGACGTGGCCGTTGTGACGCAGGCGCACCAGGAGGTCGCCGACGCCTACGGGCGGGCCCAGCAGCGGGCTGTCATTCAGACGACGGTCACGCTCGAGCGGCTGTGGAAGGAACTCGCGGCCACGGACCTTTCGCGGTCCTGGTTGGGAGGCTTGGGTGCGGCGATGGTCCGGGCTGTTTCCGTCGGCCAGCTGGTCGCGGCATCGACGGGTCAGCCGTACATCGAGGCGATGGTCCGGATGGACGGGCTGTCGAGCGACTACCTGGAGCAGGCGGCGCGTGTGGATGCCCGGTCGTTTTCGGGTGTCGCTGCGGACGGCCGGACGCTGGACTCGCTGCTGTACCTGCCGGTGATCCGCACGAAGACCCTGATCGGCAATGGCTTGACGCTCCAGGAGGCCATGCTCGCCGGGCAGGCCCAGCTACTACGCATGGCCGCCTCGGAGGTCGCCGATGCGGGCCGCGGCGCGGCCGGTGTGGCGATGGTCGCGAACCGCACGGTGACTGGCTACGTCCGGATGGTCCGCTCGGGGGCGTGCGCACGCTGCGCGATTCTCGCGGGCCGCTGGTACCGCTGGAACGCCGACTTCCAACGCCATAAGCGCTGCCAGTGTTATGGCACGCCCGCGACAGAGGCCCGCCCGGGTCGCCGCACGAACCCGATGTCGTTCTTCAACGGCCTGTCCCGCGCTGAGCAGGATCGCCGGTTCACGATCGGCGGCGCTGAGGCGATCCGGAACGGCGCGGACATCTACAAGGTCGTCAATGCGAGCCGCAGCGTACAAACGCTGGACGCCTACGGGCAGAAGGTCGTAGCCACGCTTGAGGGCACGACGCGCCGTGGGGAGTTCTTCCAGCAGATGCGTCGCGAGGCGGAGCAGAGGACCGGGCAGCGGTTCGCCCGTACCGGCGCCGACGTCGAGCAGGGCCTGCCCCGGTTCCACCTCCGGACGCCACGGCTGACCCCCGGCGAGATTCTGCGGCTGTCCGAGGACCGCGACGAGCTGATCAGGATGCTCAAGCGCTTCGGTTATCTCAACTAGCCGATTCCGGGCAAGGGCCAACCACTGAACTATCACCGAGGGGTCCCGCAATGGGGCCCCTTTCGCATGTCCACAAGAAGGGGCGGACGCAATGTCCACCGAGATCGAGATCACGAAGGTCCCGGCAACCGGGATCGCCTGGTTCAACCTGTCCCGACACGACGACCCCGAGCCGTCCGACCCGGAGCCTGCTCCGGAACCGGCGGACGACCCCGCAGACCCTGAGCCCGAGCCGGATCCTGCAGACGATCCGGCGGACCCCGAGCCCGAGCCGGAGCCCGAGGGCGCCGACAAGCTCGGCGACGCGGGCAAGAAAGCCCTCGACCGCATGAAGGCCGAGAAGGCGGAAGCCCGGAAGGCCGCGGCCGCGGAGAAGAAGCGCGCTGACGACCTCGCCCGCCAGGTCGAGGAGTTCAAGGACCGAGACCGGACCGAGTCGGAGAAGCTCGCGGCGAAGGCCGAACGGGCTGCCCAGCGGGAGGCCAAGGCGACCGCCCGCGCGGTGGCGGCCGAGGTCCGCGCCGCGGCCGGAGAGTTCGCCGACCCGACTGACGCGGTGGACGTGCTGATGCGTGACCCCAGCCAGTACGTCGACGCGGACGGCGAGATCGACATGGACGCCATCGGGACGGCCCTGTCGGATCTGCTGGAGCGCAAGCCGCACTGGGCCAGGCCCGAGCCGGCTGCTCCCGCCCCCGAGAAGAAGCCGCAGCCCAAGCCGGACCCCGGTCAGGGCTCGCGTGGTGCTCCCGCGCCGGTGAACTACCTCGAGGCCTCGAAGGACGAGGTCGCCCAGGAGCTCGCCAAGTACGGCTACAGGCAGCGCGTGTGATCACGGTCCGGGCCCGGTTGGGCGGCGGACGCACCTCGATTGAGGTGTCCGGTCACGACGAGCCTGCTGCTGGGGGTCGCGTCTGCGCCGCCGTGTCGGCCATCA